ATCTTGATTAAAATTAGTTGCTCCGTTAAACATATTACTGAGATCATTTGCCGCAGAACCTGATGGTAAAGCAAATATGGCGCCATTAAAATTAGTTGCTCCGTTAAACATATGTGACATATCAGCAACATTTGTCACGTCCCAATCAGAAACATCTTGATTAAAATTAGTTGCACCACTAAACATACCGGTAGCAGTAACAACATTAGTCACAACCCATCCAGAAACATCTTGATCAAAAGCAACGGCACCGTTAAACATATTACTAATATCAGTAGCTTTTGACGATAAAGCAAATATACCGCTATTAAAATTAGTGGCACCATTAAACATATAACTAGTTGTTTCCACGTTATTTGTGACCCATGCAGATGTATTTTTATTAAAAGCAATTGCACCGTCAAACATATTGTTCATATTCGTCACCTTATTTGTAGCCCAACCCGATATATCTTGATTAAAAGCGGCTGCCCCATAAAACATATAACTCATATCTAAAACATTGCTAGTATACCATCGAGAAATATCAATATTAAAAGTCGCGGCGGATGCATTATTATTTACTGAAAATGCATTGTTAAAATCTTGTTGTACATTTTGTAAATTCCACGTTGCGATTATATTTTTCGTGTTATTGTTATTGTATGTGCCCGCAACAATTATACCACTTCCAGATTCAATGCCATTAAAATAATTAGATATAGACGTCGATAAATTTGTTGGTTGATATCTATTATTAAAAAATTCGGGTTTAGGCAGTCCTTCAAAATCGGAATTGTTCACGTCAGGATCATCTGTACTGTAAAGATAGTACGCAACAGAACCACCGTAACCATATTTACTCATCATTTGTGTTGCTCCTTTAAACATATTTATGGCATTTCCGTAACCATTATCGTTATAGTATCTTCTTACGATGTTTAAATTAAAATTAGGTACCCATGCAATAACATTTTGATTAAATGAAGACGCATTTCGAAACATCCCTTCAAAATTTACTACGCGCTTAACATTCCACGAAGCTATATTTGCGTTAAAAGATGTTCTGCCATCAAATGCGTAAGACATATTTGTCACTAATGATACATTCCAATCACGAATTTGACTTATTTGTTGTCCACTATAATCGTCACCATTAGAACCTATTGTCAATACATCATCACCAAAATAGTGCTTGAGTCCACTGTAAAAATCCGCATTTGTTTGTGGAAAAAAAGCGCTCATTGTGTTTAATAAAACGCATTATAATTTTTTTTGTTATAGCGGACAAATAATGCAGTGCACAATATATGCACTCTCAAAAAATAAAATAATAAGTCCATAACGCAAAGCTTCTAGTCAATCTCGTAAAGGTCGCAATCAATCTTGTAAATGTAGTTCGCGTTCGTCACAAACTGCCAAACATGTCAGTCCCCTTCCTTTTTTTCCTCCTCAGAACATCAATAACCTGAATTGCCAACTTGCGACCACCGAATGTCAAAATGATGACACCTGTTTTTTTGTTCAACTTGTTGGGATTAAAGCTAAAAAGCTCTTGTTCCTCTTCATCGGATACCACCTTGTTCGAAAGATAGTAGTTTTTGGATTTTTCCTGTGTCTGTGTCACGATGGTGACGCGAATCAATTAAATATGTTTAATTTTTATCATGACTATTATGTATCATTAATAAAAAAATAAAAATCAAAGCACTTGAAATAATATTGTATCACATGAGGAGGAACAATTTGTTGAATAAAATAATCAGTCGTCTCGCGGTTGCAATTCTTTGACTTTCGATGAAAGCTGAAACACCAGTCCGAGAAGATCAGATGCGTCAAACGTTGAGGAACCCAATGGAAGTCCGCACAATTCGCCGAGGATGCTTTGCGAAAATTCAACGTCGCCTTTTTTGAAAGCAGTATCGAACAACATCTGTTTGGTCCAAATTTTTTCATCTGGTGTCATGCTTGTTTGGTCTTGTCCCAGCAACATATTGAATTTGATGTCCAACGCCTGCGCATGACATCCATTTTTTGGATCAACCGAATCAATCAAGTCGCAAAGTTATTGTGGAGTCACTGACTCGTCACCATCGCACAATTTTTTGAAATAATATTCGATCAGCTGAAAAATCAACGAATTGAAGCCACAAGATTGTACCTTTACAGCACTTTCACATGCATCGGTCACACTCATTGCTACCAATTGTTCGATGGTGACTGACAGCGATCGGTCAATTTTAAGAAAATCACAAAGGTCACCAATGACGGATTTCAATGAATCGTCGTACGCAACAAGTGCCATCAACAAACTGCACATTTTCTTTTCATTCCATTGATTTCTGTCTTCGGGAACAACATTTGTAAAACGTCCTCGCTCCATGCTAATGCCATGCCCGATCATGAAAAGAATAAAACGGTCACAATCGGCATCATTTTCAAATCTAAAATCCACATCAGACGAAGCAGAACATTCGGTAAATTTAAGTGATGATATTTTAGCACAAGTTTGTTGATTAGTGCAACTGATGGAACGTTGATAACACTTGAAAAATCGCTCAGGATTTTCGTGAACATTTGCAGTCCATGGTTGTTTTTCTTGTGCGGCAGCCATTTTATGTGTTGTGTGAGCGATTTATAATAAAGAATAACATGATGGACATTTCAACGTAAACACATATTCAATTTTTTATTATGATACCAATGATTGACTGCAATAACAATGCGCGTTACAAAAAATAATTTATTAGCTGAATCAACGATGTTTCATATAAAAAATTGATTTTTTTATAAATAAAATAGTGCACATTGGATAGTTAAATAATTAAATAAACGCAACATTATGATGATCAAAATAATTATCTTTGTAAAATTTGCAATATGTGCATCGACATGTATATACATAAGCGATTATGGTGCATGTGTTGATGGAGAATATGATGATAATTGTGTGTTACAAAATGGACTTGCATTTTTTAACGCAATGAATGATGCACAACCAATGGATATCGTCATATTAAAAAAAAATGAGACAATATATTATGTGCCAAATACATATTTCATTAGAATTGAACCAATTATTTATGGTTTGTCTGACGTGACTCTTCAAATTGACGGAAATTTTATTTTACACAATGACACATCTTTATGGAGAATGGTTGACGATGAATCATATTATAATGCGATCGATATTCGTGACAGCACAAATATCATGATAACCGGAAACGGCGTGGTGAATGGTCAAGGTTACATATGGTGGTCTGAATTTTTAAAAAAAGAAATTGTGCGCCAACGACCAACAATGATATACATTAAAAATACTACTGACATATTAATCGAAAATTTAAGTTTAAAAAACAGTCCAAGGTTTAATATTTTTTGCGATCATGTGATGAACATGGAAATTAAAAATATGAACATATGGGTAGACATTAATTCGGGTGATGGATTCAATGTATTTCCATACAACACAGACGGAATTGATTTCAGCGGAAAAAATATATATGTGCATGACATCAATATGTCAAACTATGATGACTCAATCGCTGTTAAACCAATTGATAACAATAATAATAAAATAAATGGCATTGAAATTAATTGTACACAAAATGCATTAATTAATAACATCATTATTTATAGAGGTGCTGGATTAAGCATAGGAAGCGTAGCATCAAAAAAACAAAATTGTGTAAAAAATATAACATTTCAGAACATTTATTCTTATCAACCGTTGAAATTTATATATGTCAAGACAGGAAATATAGATGATGCAAATGATACGGAGGCAATAATTGAAGATATAATGTATCAAAATATGACTGCATATAATCCAGTCATGTGGACAATATATATTGGACCACAACAACAAAATGAACCTGACGGAACTGGGCAGGGTTTTTTTCCGATACCGTCAACAAATCCGTACGTTACAATTAAAAATATTTACATTGAAAATTCAAATTATCATTCTGGATTATTAATGTGCAACGAATCAAATCCATGCAAAAATATTAAATTCATAAATATGACCGTAAAAAGTAAAAATATATTTAATAACAATAAATATAAATGCAGTAACTTAGGAACATTGTACGGTAGATATGATAATAATACATCGCCATCTCTTTTAAATTGTGGATTAACCGAAAATAAATTAACGGACTGATTAATTTTTATTTTATATCGCTGAAGCTAATAATATATCATCCTAAATCATGCGTAAAAAATCAAGGCGCGTAGTAATAAAGCAACATCCGGATAAATTATCGTCGAGATGAAGAATAGTGACATAAATAAATCACGTGACCATTCTAACGTGCAGATGATAAAAAAACGCGTCGACATATTCATGAAACTTGCATGGAGTCTTGCTCTGCGCACAAATCACCCATAGACAAATCGCAAGGTTTGATGCCAATAGAATCGCAAATAATGTCAATAATTTCCATCATGCTGTTTTCGTATTTGCAAAGATCTGAAAGAAATGATTTTGTTTTCTCCATGTCATTCTTCACAAAAAATTTGAAATGCCAACAGTCATTTGTTCCGTGAGTGGTGCCGGAAAGTTCCATCGCAAAGTTCTTAAAATTTTCACAATCACTAATCGACATGAAAGTGACTTGTATAGCAACCACATCATTTCCATCAATAATGCGACGTATGCCCACGATTTTGTACACGAGTCCACCATTCGCAAACAATGTAACGCGGTCTGAATTAGCATATGTTGTTACTGTCCATTTTCCAAGTGAAGCCATTTTGTGCAGTTATTAATTAATTGAAAGGCTTGTATAATATATGTGGTTAAGTAATGGAACCATCAATATGTATTCATTTTCAATTTTATTTATACAGTTAATCAATAATTATGCCACGATAAACGCAATATTGTATAATTTGAATAAAAAATAAGTTAAATATTATGAAAAATTATTTAAAGTTTCAAAAAAACAATATTTTAATATCTGAATCAAAACCAAGAATTAAAAAACTGCTGCACCTAAAAAAACAGAAATTGTTGACACTGATGGCGAATATAATATTGCGCCACCTGAATCTAACCATGACCTCAACGTTGAACTAATGAGAAAAGTTGACGTACTATCAAAAAAACTTGAAAATGCCTAAAAAATTCAGCAATAGTTTGTTGATTCGTTTGATTCATTAAAAGAATTTTCAGAAAATTCGATTAAAGAAATTGATATTAAAATTAAAAAAAAGACGAAAAATATTACAATAAATTTGATAAAATAAGTAAGGAAAATGCCAATAAATCGTACAATTTAAAAAGTAATTTTGACAAAGAAAAATATGATCTTGAAAAATCGTTTCAACAAAAAAATGATGAAATGGACAGAGAATTTGAATCAGACGGATACACAAAAGCACTAGAAATTCTCGCATCCAAAAGTGAAATAGCCATCAGGAAGGAAGAACATGAAAAGCTTATTTTTGACTTAGCATCGTTGACAAAAGAGCAAAATAAGCGCATTCAAGAAGTAATGAAGTGACTGGTAAATGGAAAAAAGATATGGACACGGCATATCTAGAATATAAAGCAACATCTGCTGACATGAAAGCATTCATTGACAATATGAAACAATATGTGGTTACTCTTAATGAAACCATCGAGACATTGAAAATTGAGATTAAAAAACAGCGCAAATTAACCAAGGAAGTTGCGGAATCACATCAAGAAGCAATCACACAAAATTACGGAAAGTAATCACATATTTTATATTTACAATATTTTAACAAAATATTATAAATTCACAATTCAATGCGCATCAATTATTTATTAATATTTTGCGACGTAATTATAATGTATAAATATTTATTATTTATTATATTGATTGCGTGTGTGGTGATAATTCGTTTGTTTATAGAAAGCAAACGACATAAATCCATCAAAAAATCAAAAAGAAAAACAATAACATATAAAAATGGAAAAATAATAAATATATGCATTGTATCACATGGGGGGCGAATAAAATGTCTTCTTAAAAAATTAAACATTTCTATGAACAACAAAAATAACAAATCAATAAAATTAAAAAATTGTGCAACGATATTATTAAAAATATCAAAAAAACGAATTAGCACATCAATGTTTCATGATGGTGAACTAAATTATGTTAAATCAAATTGCAAGTATTTTGTAAATGATGCAGAAAAAGAATCATATGATACATTATTTAATAAAAAAGAACATTATGCCCATAATTGTGACAGCACATACCATAAAATATTACATAACTTAAATCTAGAACAAAGTGATATAGTTGCTGATCTAAACATATATATTGTTAGACATGGTGAAGGATATCACAATACGTTATCGATAACAGAAAAAATAATATATTTTAACGACATGAAAGACCCATCTATAACCGGTCCAGGTGAATTACAATCACATAATATTGGTAAAAAAATGAAAAATATTAATTTTGATTATTATTTTGTTTCGGATTTAAAAAGAACAAAAGAAACATTAAAATGCATGTTTACAAATATTAATAATAATATATTTGTGCTACCATGTTCTCACGAATTACAATATTTTAATAATGGTGCATCTGACGGACATCAATATTTTGCCAGCTTAACAAAAGAAAATCAGACGGAACATAAATGTCAAAATGATGATTCACTTGTGTGGGATTATTATCATGATTTTTATGATGGCGTGCGTGGTGATAATATTTTAATAAAAAAATGTAAATGTCGTGACACAAATATGATTTCTATGTGTTTATTTATAATTTTGTCTATTAAAAATAATGACCGTTTGGATATATCTGAATGGATTAATGAGCGGACAATAAAAAGTTAAAATTACGAATATATACATATATATTATGCATCAAATATTATGAATTAAATAAATACACTAAAATGGAATTGTTAACTTATGATGAATATATTGGATGTCATAACATTAAACTTGGTGATGACATAAAAATTGATAATAATTCCATTTTTTAAAATCGGAAAAGAAATAACGATAAATTTTAGTAATATTAAAGAACATCTTACGGAACAAAAAAATGAAGAAGATATAATGAATGCTAAATTTATGATGTTGCCTGACGAATCCGCGTATCCATTAGATGTATTATTTATTAACGCAAAAGTCAACAAAAATAATTATGCATCATATAATTCAATTGATGAATACATAAAAAAATTATATTAATTTATGCATTATATATCGCAAACATTTAAATATTTAACAAAATATTTAAATAATCATATGGATAATATATATTTGTGTCATGATTTATGTTTAAACTCTAAAAATAGCATTGTCGTAAATCAGTCATTAAAATAAACATTAAAATGTTATTTTTTTATTTATCGCCAACAATTTCGGTTATTATTTCGATGCAATCTTTTAATATTACAGCATCATTACCATATTCAGATTTTGAAATGATTTGTTTATTTTTATTTATGCCATAAAATTTATCAGGCCACGCATGATAACATTCCGCAAACTCATTGTCCCAATCGTCTATGTATACTTGAAATGGAACATTTTCATTTTTTACAAAATGTTGCGCGCGATGAATTCTATCATCTATATTCTCTTGAGGTTCTGGCTGATTGATTAAACCTGCTGGCCACAAATCACTGTGCGCTTCATCAATTTGTATAAGGATGAACAATATATTGTGTTCTTTCATTTTGTCCGATAAAGAAAATAATTTTTCTTTGCGAGCAAGAAATGGTGGTCATGAGTTTGAGAATGCGCCTATAAAAGCATGTTCAAAAGAAGAATTTTCTAAAATAGAAAATAACGTTGTATGATTGCCGTTAATATCTAACAATTTGCAGTCAACCATATTCTCGCCTATATTTAGCAATGGTTTATCATAAAAAACGCATTTATTGTATTTTATATAATATACCGAATTAATGACATCTTTATCATAATCAGATGGCGAATTGTAATAATTTAAAAAAATACTTCTGTAATTTTTAACGCTTTCGTATGATGTGTCGAAATCAAATTTATCAAGAACGTGTCTATGTATAGCGTACGTTATAGTTAAATCACGATTATAGTATAATAATTCATCTCTATACATATTTTTAACTGTGGTACTTTTACCATATTCATTTTCGTACACCAACATTTTTAGCACTAACTTTTTATCTTTTATATTGTCATGGGTAAATGCATTTTTATATATTTTTGTTTGGACGCCCATAATTATATTCATATATAGTAACTCTATTTTAAGTCATAATATGTGTGTATATGTGGAATTTAAATTACATAACATATAACATATAACATACATGAATAAATCGGATATACTTAATTTATACAAATTTGGACAATATTATAATCCTGCACATTCACATTATAATAATCCATCCTCACGCATTGTATGTGATAGATGTTTTGAAACTAACATAAAAGAATCAATAGGATACCGTAATTATGATTTATGTTTAAAATGTATGTACAAAGTGAGTGAAAATATACACAAAATACAAAATACATCAAGTATTAAACATCATGAACTAATTACGACAAACATGGAACAACACAAATTTAAGCCATCTGTCGCTACATTTATGATGCAATCAATGTTTGAAAATTAAAAATTGTTAATTGCCTAGCTTGCATCCCATTTAAATTTAATATAACTTGCATGGATAAATTTAATATCACTTAATTTGTCCATGTGAAACTCCTAAAAAAAGGTCAATCAATTACAACGATATTTCTTTTTTTCGTTTCTTCAATGAAATAAATGCTGTCTCCATATTTTTTCTTAATGTTAGCCAACATTATCTTTTGTGATTTTAACTATTTTATTTTTAATCATGAAATTAAAAGACAAAGTATATCCTATTGGTCGTGTATAAATTTCATATGATGATATCAATAATACGCCTTATGTTAAAATGGACATATGATGTGTTGACCAAAAAGTTAAATTTATTATATATAACATCGTATTTTATTGATATATAAATAAATTGCATACGACATAAAGTTCATAAAATGTATTTGTATTTTAATTATATTGTTTCTATAAAATTATTTATAGTAACAATATAATGAGCTATCTAGACAATAATATTTGTAATTTTATACCGCTGTTTAAAATAAACCATAATAATAAAAAAAATATTATATCATGTTCATTTTTTAAAATGAATTCATATTACAAAAATTTTAATTTATACGTTGATGGTTCTATTAAATTGTATAACCACATAACGAAATATTATCCACAATTTACTATGAGGATGTTCATTGACAGGCATATTCATGATGACGAAAAAATAATGAAAAAATTTAAAAACTTAAAAAATCTCGAGATGGTATTATTTAATTGTGAAGAATATAAAATAAAAAATTTTCATGTTGGATTATTTGCATCTATGGTGCGATTTTTTCCGATGTTTAATTTTCCAAATAATGATGCAAATGTTGTAATAATATCTGACATAGATGACATTGTATCAAATCAATTTATGTCAAATATAAAATATATCATGAATTTAAATGACAAAGCCAAAAATAAAATTCATTTCTACAAGCATGGAGATATAAACAAAAATTTATTGATGAAATATCCGATGTCAATAAATGATAAAATTACTCCATATGCTCTTGCACGAGAAATTTGTTCATTTGTACCATTAGATAGACATATATTATCAGATTTTATACATTATGCAAAAAATGACAAATCTAGCACAAAAATGTCATTTTATGCAATAAAACATAGTAATGAAAGTCGTTATGGTGAACAAGCGCAAAAATTTATTTATGGAATAGATGAGTACTTCATAAATAAAATTTTGACAGAAAAATTAATAAAAAACAAAATATCCACAGCATCTTGCGTAATATATAATCTATATGGTGGTCTTAATCATCTTATTAAAAGTACAAATAATTCTTTTTTTAGTGTGTCGCTGACTGAACAGAACCTAAAAATATTAAAAAAAATAACAACAAAATTATTGTCGAAAATTGGCAAAAAATATAATGACGATATATCAATTATCGAAAATTATCGTATCCTCGATAAAAAAATAAAAATAAATAATGAACAATTATATCTTGAATTGTACAAAATAATGCTCAAAAATTGCTTTGATGAAAAATATAAATTTGTGTTCACAAATGATGTTTATAATTTGATACTTACAAACGAATTATTTGGTGCATATAAATTTAAAAAAATATTTTTTTACAATAGCGATATACCTGATAAATTAATAGACACAAAATATTTATCAAACGAAGACATATTAAAACTAAAACCATATTTAGATAAAATTAAAAAATAAATTAGACATAATATAATGGTACCGTAATATCGCCGCAAGAATTTATTAATAGATTAGTTAGCATCGCAGCAAAATAAAATTTATATAAAATAAAAAAATTATTTTTTACACGTGTAATTCTGCTTATCATGAACACAAAATTGGTTTAAGTTATTGTGGCATAACTGCAAACATATAATAGTATGTGGATTTGAGGGACTAATACTGAAGTGTGTGTAAAATAAACAATTAATTCAACGACTTTTGTCGCGCAAGCCTAAAGGCGAATCATGCTTTAGCATAACTAGCTTTAAAAAGCTTTCTCGCGTTTATTCTATGAATAAATACAAAGGTTATTTAACATTATAATATCAAATGATATAGATAATATTAGTCAAAAAATTAAATTATTTTATCTTTAATAAATATAAAATGACCAGTTTATCAAAACAAGTCAATATAAGTTTTTTTTCAGCATTTATTTTTTTTCTTGTTAATCTCATGCGGACAAGACAATACAAAGGACAATATTATTGTGCAGAACAAACAAAAATATTAGTTTTAACATTAATTTTTGGTGTAATTTCATTTCTAAGCATGGGTAAATCAAAGATCGATGTAAATAGAAAATTAAGACATTCAATTTACGGAGCATTAATTTTTTACATAATTTCAAGTCCAGCTATGCATATAGTTATTAACACGTTACTAGGTGATGAATATTCATCCGAACAAGGATGTCCAACAATGCGTGGATTAATATTAAGCGCAGTAATATATTGTTTATTTTTAATTTTCATGATGCAATTATAAAAAACTATATACATAGTACAATAAAAAATAAATGTAATAAAAATTGGAAAGATAAGTGAAATATAAAACCGCGATTATTATGTAAACACTAATTGGATGAATCATGACCAAATATTTTTAAAGATCATGGATTACATATAATGTCAATAAGATATAACAAATACATGTTATCAAATATATCAACATATTATTATTTTAATTGTTTAAAAATAGATATTCTGGATTATTTGAAGGTACATAATATTTAAACGAAAAAAAATACATTTGATTCATTATTAAGTGCTAGATATTATGAACGCAATTAATAACATTAAAAGTTTTAATATTCGTCAACTTTATTATTCATACGGAACTATATATGATTCAAACAAAACAAAAATAATACCAATATTTATAAATAAGAATAAGAATAAGCTCATATATGGAAGAGGACATATTAGATATGATTAGTATAAAACTATGTGTGTTGTTAATTTATCTCAACTCAACCGCCCAATGTTGTAACGTTTGACGGATTTTAGGACTTTCTTTACCTTTTTTAACCATATTTTCTAACATTTTTTTGAACCGTCCATTAGGTCCAGCAATTTTTTTCCATCTATTAATTTGTCGTTCATCATCAACACTTCTTTTCCCCATACAAAAGTCACAATACCATTGTACCCAACCATATGGATGACTTTTAACAATCCATTCACTGTCTTCCCAAAATTCTAGAGTTGTACCTACTTTTACATTATATTTATTAACTGAATTATTATATTTATCCCATGATAATGTCATGTGTTCATTAGGAATACCTTTCCACCATGATACTGGATATTTTTTATGTGCATTTTGATGTGTTTTTCCTGTAATAGATGAATTTATTTTTCTCCAATATGTTCCACCAAAACTACCTTTTTTAAAAATTTGTCTTGGTGTTAAATTAGGTGTAAAATCTGGATAATCTTTAAATTTTAGCATTTATATAATGTTAATATGTTGTCATAATAAAAATTAAAAAATATTTGCAATACAAAGTTAAATGAAAAATAATAAAATAACATTATAATAAACTTAAATAATGTCATATCAATCTGGAAATGTATTTTTTAATGGAATGTATAATTGTTCATACGGTAAAAAAAATGGATTATACATGGTTGTGACTCTAAGTAGCATCATGTAAATTAATACAACTGCCGCACAAAATTGAGAAACTTGTCAATCTTAAATATTTATATAACAATAAATTAAAAATGATTTCCACCACAATTTATATCTAAATTAAAAAAATCATTTATTTGGATTATTCATTTAATAATATTGATTCATTAGAAACATTGTCGATATGCCATTATTATTACATTTATTAGTTACTGGAAATAAATTAATAATAATACCATATAACATTACATAGATGATACAATTAAAAGTGTTATATTGTGGACAGAATAATATAACTGTTTTATCATCATAATTATGTCAACTAAATAACTTACAATATTTTAGTTATGATGAAGAAACAATAAACATATTATTATTGATAGATTTAATGGATTTTTATATGAAGATGATAAAAATAAAAGAATATATGAATATTATTTTATTTTTAATCTTTTATCAAGATTTTGAATGTAATTGTCAGGATTATAGTGATAAAATGAACGTTGCTTTGATGAAAATGCTGTGCCTGATAACCACATCCAATTTCCACGGTTAACACAATCGTCATGGTCAATTAAAGTATGTTTAAACCAACGTTCACCATATTTCCAATGATATTCTAATCTTCCACGGCATAAATAATCTGCTACAACGTGTCTTGCCAAATGATGTATCCAACCTTCTTTTTTTAATAATTTCATTGCAAAATTAATATCAGTAAATTCGGTTGTTCCTTTAATAAAATCATTAAATTTATTTTTATTGACAATTTTCCATTTGTATTTTTTTCCAAAGTTATCATTCCAAAATTCAGGCAAAACACTCATTGCGTGAAACATTTCTCTAAATAATAGTTGGTCTCTACTTGATCCTGATCGTGTTTCGCCTTTAAAAAATTTATACATATATAATGGACTCAAAATACCTAACGCTACAAATGGACTTAACTTTGAACCTTGATTGATTAATGGTATGATATTTAAATCGTCTGATAACGCAATACTTGCACTTGTTTTTGGTTTTTCCCATTTATTTGATAACATATGTTTTTTTTTTAATAATTCATTTTGTATCCATTTATCTAAATTTTTTTGTGGTAATTCTAATGGCAATTTTTTGGATTTTTTAATTTCATGTAAAGACAAAAAGTTGATGTTTAATGATTTTATTTTGTTTTTTTTAGTTTGTGATTTAAATTCATCTCGGATATTTTTATGAACATATTTTTTGAAAACAGAATGATTACCAAGTACTTCTGGTAAAAACCACTCACGTAGCATTTCTTCTTTTCCATACCAATTAATTAAAGACCACGTCGAGATAAATGTAACATCATCAATTGGAAACTTTTTCCGACCAGAAATGTAATCAGTGTACACATCAAATTCAAGGTCTTTGTTTTGTTTTATAAATTTAACAACACTTGATAATGAATTAACAATAATTGGCTCAATATTTTTTTGTCTTAGATCATGTAAATGCAACAGCAATATAGCATTTAAAAAGTGTAGTTGTGTTGGTCCATACTCTGATTTATCAATATATATTATATACACATCACTGTCCAAAAATGGATTATCGTGAATACGCAATGTTTTAGACACTATTGAAATTTTATTATTCATTAAACTAAAATAAGAAAATGAAATATATTTAAATATATTTTTTATGGGTTTCACATACTGTCATTCCACAAACAAATAATGATATAATGCATATATACATTGAAATTATACCTTTCCAAAAATTTTAAATATCAAATGTTACATATACATATTTTATTATTTTAGTGGTTAATTTATTTAGTGTTATACTTTTATTATGTATAATATATATGTTATTATCTATACATAAATACTAGCCATGACTTAATTTATAATTAATTGCAATAGTTCATAATCAAATGTATATTTCCATATGTATCAATAAAATATTCATCAATATTAATATGTTATTTTTACACCTTTGGACATTTAGAACGACGACTATGATGTAAATCCATGATTATTATCCGCAATTTATGATAATAGTACAATATTATCATTTATAATTTTAATGGAAGAATATAATAAAATATTTAAAAGTTATACAATTGTGTCATATATTTTAATTAAAAATATCCTAAATATGCATTAATATTATTGTTAAATATCTTATTCATATTAACTTATTTTTATTGCTATTATTACATATTAAATATTTTTTGGAAAAATTTATAATATTCCAAAATGGATATTGTATTTTATCATAAATAATATTTATAAAATCAATATGTAAACTCATTTTTTTACAGTTATCTGATATAACACAATTTTTTTCTAATAAAATATCTATTTTTTCTGTTAAATTATCAAGTTTTTTATCAATATCATTTAATTTTTTATTTATCTCATCCATGTTTTATTTTTTATGTATATAAATAAAATAAATTGTACAATTAATCCCGATATACCATCATGATAAAATCCGCGAATTGGACCTAAATTTTTATAATATGTATCATTTAGATAAGGGAATAATTTACTCATTTTAAGTGGAAATCCAATAATTCCACTCACTAAAAATGTTACAACGGAAAAATACACTATATTAACATAGTTTGGTGGTTCATCTAATATATATTGAATTGGCACAATATTTAAAATTATTATTTGAGTAATGGCTCCAATAAATCCTGCTATTAACGCCGCGGATATATTTGTATGATGTTTAAAATATGGAATCAAATATTGTAAGAATGGAAAATTATTCTGTATGATACTCGGCAAATTATAATAATTCACACTTATTATTCTTAATACTATATCCAATAATCCTGTTATTATAAAAGTCAATATAATTATTTCATTTGACATAATTAATATTATATATATATTTATTCTTCACAAAAAATATTGTTATTATATAGTCAAATGCAGTTATTTTATCAATAACATATACAACGTATGTAATTAGTTTAAGTGAAAATACTCTTTGTGACATTGAATAAAGTAAAATTTACGCAAAAGACACACTAATTTTGCGCAAGGTGTGATGAATTTTCTTGAAGAAAAATCGCGTGAACTAACATATACAAACATAATAAAACGCGTGACATGCGATGCAATTGACATCGAAACAATGGAACCCAACGAACATGTTTTTGAAATAGTCAAGTCATGTGAATATATTCACAACAAAATGAAAATTGTTATATACGTCGAAGGAATCGTAAATGCTCACGCAAACAACGAATATTTTGAAGACACACTTTTAGAAGAAATTCACGCTCATTTCAACAACCGGTTCATTATTTAATTTATTTAAATGCATATTGTGATATAACAAAAAAAAATAAATAATAAAGGTTCCTTATAATTTATCAATGTATGAACACTAATATTGTTTATATATTAATATGGTCTATGAACGGAAATTGTAAAAAGGCAAAAAAATAAATATTAATTATGTCAAAACGACGATAAAACATTAAAGGAATCATATAATGACTTATAAAAATATCGTTTGCATAAAAATAAATAAATTAACGCACACCACACCTGCATCTTCTTGTTCCGATGACACTGAAAAATCACGTTCATATGTATAGACCGTCGTAAAAAACATGAAAAGATTAATTTATTAATGTGAATCAATATAGCATTATTTATTTAATAAAAGAATTATTAAATTAAAATATATTTTTAATATAAAATAAATCATGAAAATAAGTGAAATAATTGAAATGATATTACAATATTGTTTGAGCTATTATACAGTTATAATGATATTTGTATATATATTAAATTTACCACAGTTAGTAACAAATGATAAAAAAGGATTAATCAAAGAATATTATTATGATAATTTTACAAAGACTATAATATTTGACTTTTTTTTAATAATATTATATTTAGCATTAAGTTTATTTTTTATTAAATTATTAGGATCAGATACATTAATAAATAATACAATTATCGTAATTTTGACGACAATATTAATATCAGGCTTATTTGCACTTTATTTTTTAAATACTCCAGAAAATGAAACATTTTTTTCAAGGTGGTTTCACAGTGTTAATTATTTAGCAATAGTATATGATGTCATACTTGTTACTTGCGTATATTTATTATTATATTTCATTAAAAATAAGATACATTTAGTGAAAAATTAATTTATACTAAAATAATGTATCAAAATTAATTGACTTATAAATGAATCATATTTAATTTATTAAATTTAAAATATACAGATATATAATTTGTAAAATATTAAATTTTTAATAATTATTTTATCTACATCTTGACAAAATAATTACAAATGAACAAATAATATCACATGATGACATTTAATTCAAACCAGAAACTATGTGAAAATAATGATGATAATGTTAAATATGATAAAATAAAAAAAAACGATACATAATATGAAGAATATATTGAAGATTATTATTTTTGGTGTGATGATTTAGTCAAGAACATTATAAAATAGTCAGTGTGAAAATATCAACTAAACTTCTACAATTAAGTAAAATATATAAAAAAATATCAAAATATGTAATCTTAATTTTTTAAAGTGTAAATACAAAATAAAAAAAAACGAAAAGTTGTTAGAAATGTAATGGATCTGCAAAAAAATAAAACACTAATTTGATAATAATGACGCATATATACATGAATTATTCATTTTATTAAATGACAAATATTTTAAAAGAAAATATGAAAGAATATCTAAAATGTATAAAGATTGTTATTTTTACGTTAACATATTTGACAACGAATATGATATCTATAATTAACCAAGTGTGCTTGATTATGATGGCTATTATGTAGCCATATGTGTGTTTGGGATAACATATTATTCGCAAAATATTACCAAATGATAAAAAATAATTAATGTATTTTTTAAATATGAACATAAAAGTATCATACACATGAATATCATAAATTGTTCATACAAAAATATTTTAATTGACATGGTAATTAAAAGAAAATAATTAATAATCAACAAAGTTTTTAACTTATCATGTGATGAATAAATACCACAACATAAGCCGATTTTTTATAAAATGATAATATACGTCGTAATTAAAAAATATATTATCCAAATACAATTTTTATCTAATAATCGTATTAAATGTCTTTCCAAATTGTGCTATTAAATCAACATAAATATGATTGCTAAAATAATGCATAAAAATTGAATATGTCAACATGTTGTATGTCTACTAATTTACATAAAACACACAGCTACACACAACAATCCAAACATTACATACAGGCATGTCTTTCACAGTAATTCCAGGAGTAATTAAGAAAGTTCACAAAAACAGTCCCAGCAGTGTTCACCCAAGATACATGTTAAAACCTCCAAAAGAACAATATAGCTTCTATTTTTTCACCAAGGGTGGCAAAAACATCAACCAAGGCACCCTCAGCTTCGTTGGAGATGGCAAACAGTACGAAATACCCATCGTGGAAATCATAATGGGTTCATCAAAAGGACACCGAATTACATATTATGTGTCAAAAGGAGGTTCCTACTATGGGTCGATCACAACGGGACCAACTCACATGAAAGTGTGATTTAATTTATCAAGTCGACGACGGCTGAGAATGACACATAAACCCACATAAACCCACATCAACTTACTCTATTAATAAATCGCGCATCACAATAGCATAACAATAATAATTATACAAAAAATCCGAAAAAATATAAATTTAGATTTATAAAACATGTCCATATTTTATTAACTATGCGAACACTGTTTGATATGCACAAAAAAGTTTTCGTTGTCGACATATTTCTAAGTGTGTCAACCTGTTAAAACAAAAAAATGCATTATATGCGCAAATAAAATAAAAAATAATGTCAATAGAAAAGGAGCAAACTAGGATACACAATAAAAAAGTGCGACATGAAAAATGTATACATCGCGAAAAAATGCGCAAAGAGCAACAAATAGATGACATTGAACGTAAATTAGACAAACTATTAAAAAAAGACAATAATGTTAATGTGCATCATTACGATGGTGAATTTATGGGCATGGGTTTTTAAATTTTGCAAATAAACATATACCGAACCACAATTTGAAAAGATATAATCATGTACAAAATTTATGCCTATTTTTTTATGTCAATTAAAATATTGTCAGAATTATTTGTATATTCATCCACCGCATATTTTGCATCATAATAGTCAAGTAATTCAGTTGTTGATTTTAATTTATCTAAATATGACATTTCAATACCCGGACCAAAAAAATTCATTTGTGGATATTGAGAATATTGTTCAGAATTAAGTATTTTAAATGCAACTGTATGTTTAAAATCATTTGCGGATAACGACTCTCAAAACGTTTCCAAAAAATTAACATTATCATGTTCGGGTCTTAATAATACATCGATTAATTATATGATAGTACGTATCAAGTGATATTATTTTATAGACATCGCATCATTTGTTTTTCGTTACATATTTGCAATAATAAATATACACATGTAATTTACGCACGCGAAAACATAAAAATATTTCACATAATAAACAATACTTTTTACGCTAAATCAGTTGATAATTTTTAGCCGTTGCTAAATTTTTGAATTATCCATTGTATATTAACACGTGAGTGCCACTGGAGGTGACACCGTGAGAGTTCGAAGATAAATGCCAACATTATCGTAAACAAAATTAATATTGCCGCCCATATATTCGCGGTATATCCCATAAGCTTGCGTAATTGGAAAATTTAATGTATCAACTGTGGTAAGCGTATTTATTTTTTCTCCATTTCCTTCGTCTTGATAATGCAATTGTCCACCTAATCCACCAACATTAATTCCTTTATCGTTAACAACAGTAATTTCATATTCTTCAAAGTACATTCTTTTTACATTTCTTACGATAAGTTCACCGTTTTCATCCAAGTTATTAGAATCTTCATCATTTGGAGTTCTAAAACCTTTAAACATAATATATTGATTTTCAATTGAATTACCATCATTGTCACATAATGTCCTAACGCTCATAGAATTATAATGTCCTAAAGATTGTTTAGATTCAAAAGAATGTTTAAAAGACACTGCCGAAGATATAAATTTATTTGGATAATCTGGTAAAAATAAACAATAATTTAAAATAATATCAGAAGGATATTCTTTTTTATGTTCATGATATTTTATTTGTTCACATGGATATTCATTGTCATTATGACACACATTTTTAAAATTATGATGCGTTTTATTTCTTATGCGATAAAAAAAATTTATTATTTCACATATTGATGAATTATTATTTTCTAATTCCATCGGATAACCCATTAAGATTAATGTTAAAGATATTTTTGTAAGATCATAATTATGATTCATACAACATGATTCAATTTTAGAATTAGATTTAGAATATAAATTATTTTTACAAGATGAACAACAATATATGGCAATTATTGATTCAAAATTGTTATATTTAATTGATTTATATAGTTGATTTATAATTTTACGTTCGTCTAATTTTGTTTCTATTTGGGACATTATTATTTATATGTTTATATATAAATTACCATACATGCCGATAAAAGTATCAAATAATCTAAATAAAAATTCAATAGAAAACAAAATAATTGTTATACTAGAGAAAACGTAATTAGTCATATATTTTGAGTGACATACTTGAAATGTGCACATAAATTAGATCATATACATTCAAATGTTTAACAATTAATAAATAGATTACATCAAACACGTCAAAATAAAAAAGGAATTTATAATGACACTCAATTGATTCATAATCATAAAATTCAAGAATGTATTTGAAACGAAAAAGTAAAAGCCTAAATGGAAAAGAAATTATCTGGATTAGGATATGATAAAGAAATAATTAATGTGTGAATGGAATACATTTAAATTATTTTATTAAATCTTCAAAAAATATATAAATATTTTACATTTATTTAGATACAAATAATGCGTTTGTATATGACTTTAATACAATTACTCTTTGTTTTTTGTAATCACATATAGGTTTAATATATTTAACATGACTATAGTCTTTCCATTTAGTGTCCCAATTAAATATATCACTATTAGGAACATCTTTTAATTGTGGAAGCCATTTTTTTATATATTTACAATATGGATCATATGTTTTAGCTTGTGTCCAAGGATTGAAAATACGATTATACATTTGTGAATCGGCACCTGAACCGGCGACCCATTGTGTATTTCCATTATTTGAAGATGGATCATAATCAATTAATTGTGTCGCAAAATATTTTTCACCTTTACGCCAATCAATAAACATAATTTTAATTAAAAATGACATAACTATCAATCTTGAACGATTATGGCAATATCCCGTAGTATTTAGTTCAGTCATACCTGCGTCTACAATTGGAAAGCCAGTTTTACCATTACACCATGCTTTAAACCATATCATATTATTGTCCCATTTTATATTTTCATATCTTAATTTCATAGGTTTTCCCATGACATGTGAATACTCAAACATTATATTTGCATAAAAATCACGCCAGACTAACTGCCTACTAAAATCTTTAATTTCTTTCATTTCATGATATACCTCTCTAATTGATACACATCCAAATTTAATAAATGCGCTTAATTGAGAAGTTGAACCACTTAAATCATTCCGCGTTTTGATATATTTTGTTTGTGTTTTTTTTGCACGTCTTAATAATTTAATACCTTCTTTACGTCCACCATTAACTAAAATATTTGGATTAACAACTGTAAATTTTTTCATTGCGTCACTTAATGATATTAAATTAGGTACAAATGTGTTTACTACTTTTTTAAATTTAATTTTAGATTTTTTAGGTTTATCTATTTTTATTGTTTTAGTAGAATTATAATAGGGTGTAAATTTTTGATATGTATTACCTGTTTGAGTTTTAATTGAACCGACATTATATAAATAATAATCATGACAACATAAAATATTAACATTTAATGATTTACATAATTTTGCAATACTTTGGTCTCTTTTAATAGAATATGGTGTGATATCAAAATTAAAGCATACAATGTTAATATTATTATTCTTTATATATTTTTCGATTACTTTGTTATTATCATCATAATAACAATTTAGTTGACCGCCTTTATTATTAATGTCTTTTGATAGTTCATCTAATGATTCTATCATAAATTGCACTGCATTATTAGATTTAAATTTATTTGATTCACTAACTTGCTCTGGTGTAAAAATAAAAATTGTATGAACATTTTTACATATTTTATTTATTTCGTTTAAACCATTATTATCAATAATTCGTAAATCACGACGAAATATAAATAATCCATTTTCATATGTAGTCATTATAATATATTAATATATTTTTATCTCGTAGATTGTGTTTTAATAAAAACAGTTCTATGTATGAATAAATTATTTTTAATGTCATAATATTAATAAATTAAATTAAATTAAATTATATAACAACACATAAAACAAGATATGAACTATTAAACATAATAAAAAAATAGATATATGATGATTTATTAAAATTGATTAAAAATGAATGTAATTCAAATGTTTATAAAGATATTATTGAATTAGATTGTTATGATATTAAATTAACTGAATTACATCCAGTAATAAACCAAATAGTTAATTCATAAATTGAAATTCTCTCTGTAAAATATCCGTAAAAATAAAAGTATGGCACATGGTATATAATATGTATGAATATATATATATATATATATATATACAATAAGTAATTAAAAATCATAAAGTTAACAGTAATTATGTAAAATATATGTAATTATTTATGAAAAAAAATTTATTATGTGTGTATATATCTGGACAATAATTATACACGTATGCGATATATGTGGAAAACATAAAGACTAAACAAAAAATAGGTTCACATCCAAATAGTATTTATTTGAATGAGTCGGGATTGTACAATATGATTATTCAATATGATTTCACTTGGACGTCCACCTGTTGATTTACCTTTTTATGTTTTATAATCTATGTTTTTTGTGTATGAATGAACCAATGTTTCTTTCATATGTGCTTTTGTTGTGTCTAACCATTTTGTTATTGTGATCAATTCGATAACAAAATTATTATTATTTGTGTTGACATAGTATAAACCAAAAAAATCATCAATAAACTTGTTAGTGACGGTCGAATATTTTTTTAAATATTGTTGTAAATTAATCATTATTTATTATATGTATATAAAAACTTTTCACGGTTTGGCGTGAAAAGTAGTATTTATTATAATTGTATTAACATTTCTAACCTTTCAAAACAACGATAAACATTAAAGAAATCATCAAATATAATCATATAATTTCAATTAATGAACATGATTTGACTCGTCACAAACTGCACAAATAATGAAGTTCAAATAAAAAGTCTTCATATATAGCATATTGAACCATACACGACACAAATTAATTTATAAAAAAATATTGTAATAATGAGTAATATTAAATATAACATTTGTCACAAAATTAATACGACATATCTATTTAAATATTCATTCAAATGGAATGGTTAAAATTCAGAAATAATTTATCAATAACAATCATCTATGGTTTATTTTATTAGCGTTAACTTCATAAATTTCTCTATTTTTATAGACTTGTGTTGTTTTTACATGTGATTTTTCTGAAATAAAATTGTTAAGAAATAATTCAAAAAATGTCAATGATTTTTTATATGATATAACATATGATGTAACACATAATACGACTTAAATATACTTTCCCGTCATTCACCATAAAAAATTGAATGTTATAATAGTTTATAACACTTTACGTGATTAAATATCAATAAATACATCATCCAACATGAAATTGTATAACATTAAAGAATTGAAGTTTGTTGTCGCATATATTGATGTACCTAATGAAATGATTCAGCATATATTTTCATTCGTTGAAGGAGACTATGAAAAAAAAAACTATGATATTTTGCGAATTCGTGCAAAAAATAAACGGGTGCACGAAATTTTCAAAAAAATTAATAACGAGATTGAAAACGGGATCAATGATGAAATTTATGGATTTGATGATGATTTACCATTTGATGATCGTATACCACACTGCGTTCATTTTTACAATGACGATAAAACTGTTCACGGAGTATCTGACCGTGAATTTAAAAAAGAAGTGCACATATGTATGACATTATGTGATTCGATAAAACAGATTAAGTATAGAGGTAAAGTTGACAGTGGTATTGGGTACTACTTCACCCTGAACAAGAAAAACGCAAATATTTTGAACAAATTCCAAGTTACTAAAATGGAAAAAAGTGAATTTCCTTATAGCGTCAGATCTTCTATGATTAAATATATATCTTATAGAAGTCTAGACTATGAATATACACTATAAATAAAATAAGCGGGTGACGAACAAATCGCTAACGTAATATTACATGTAAGGAATAAGTATGCTGATAGCAATATCGAAACCATAAAAGAGAAAGTAAACGCACAATTAAAAAAGTTAGGATATGACCAGGAAACGATTGATTCATGGATGGAACATTTAGAGAAATATTATTTTATTAAAAATAGTAGATCGATTCAAATATTCATTTGAATGGATATGTGAAGTCCAATAATAGAATAAATAATTGATGACGACAATATTTATTGTCTAGCTTATTATTTATTTTATGGTTCATTGTATTTTGTATGTTACATGGTAGTCTTTAATTTAATTTATTTGTGACTGGTATTTCACGAAATGATTACATTTAATAACAATGAAAAATAATGTATGTGGTACAGTAAATAAAAAAATTGAACATAAAACACAATAAATATAATTGTTATGATTTTAATTGTAATAAAACATAAGTCATAACAATGTCATTGATGGAATGTCTAAATTGCGGAATGAACAATCACAACGTTAATAAATGCGTGACAACAGATAAAGATGTCATAGAGTTACAAAAATATAAAAATAAAATATCGATTAAAAAAGATAAACAAAACAATAATTTTTTTGGATTATTTTCAGACGATAAACAACTGAAAAATAAAATAAATAAATTTGAGCACATAAAATTAAAAATAGAACAAAAATATGAAAAATATTATACATGTTGTAATGTGCAACAAGCGGAACAACCTAATGTATATAATGTGGAACAATCTAATGCACAACAAGCGGAACAACCTAATGTACAGCATGTAGAACAATCTAAGGTACAGCATGTGGAACAATACAATACACCGCATGCTGAAAAATCTAATGCACAACAAGCGGAACAGCCTAGTGTACAACAACCTAATGTACAACAACCTAATGTACAACAACCTAATGTACAACAACCTAATGTACAACAACCTAATGTACAACAACCTAATGTACAACAAGCGGAACAACCTAATGTACAACATGTGGAACAACCTAACATACAGCATACGGAACAATCTAATGTACAGCATGTGGGACAATCAAAAACACAACAAATGTTCAAATGTTCATATTGTGCTAATAAATATGCAACACTTAATGGAGCAAAATATCATGAATTTAAATTTTGTAAAAATAAACCACGAACGAATAATAAATCAGACAAATTCGCGACACAATATCATAAAAAATCAATTCCGTCACCATTAAAACGTCAAGTGTGGAATAAATATATTGGAGAAGAAATTGGAAAATCAAAATGTTATTGTTGTAAATTAACAGACATAACACAAATGAGTTTTCACGCAGGACATGTTATTTCTGAAAAAGATGGCGGTGAAATTAATGCAACAAATTTGAGACCGATATGCCAAAATTGTAATTCGAGTATGGGAACGATGAACATGAATGCATTTATTGATAAATATAATTTGCATAAAAATAATTAATTATATAAACGAATTATTTTTGAACCGTAACACATAATTTATTATTTTTTATCATTTTGTTTCTTTTTAATATTAACGTTTCGCAACCGTCCAACAATGTTAAGCACGATGAAAAAAAGTAAGCAATATTACCAAGAGTCAACTAATACGTCTAAAAAACAAAAAGATAGAAGATTGTCATTATTTGAATGATAACGATTTACCGAATGAAACAAACGATAAAAGATCAATATTATACGATGTAATAATTACAATGCCTGACGATATTAAAAATATATTTAATAAAAAATATCCAAATATGTTAAGCGATATAACAAAACATATTTTTGCAGTCAGAACGACATCATCAAATAAATAAAAATATTGAATTTATATTTAAATATCGCGCAATAATTTGCTAATACGACAATAATATAACAGAAAACCAAATAAAAGGATTAAAATTATGTTGATCAATGATTATATAAAAGAAATACATGTATTAAACGTTAGAATATATGATAAAAAATTGAAAAAAAATATTATTCGCAATAAATAAAACTTATTATTATTAAAAAACAAATCATAAATAACACACATTATGTCTTTCGGTAGTTTTGGTAACAATCGTGCTTCTATTTTAGCTGCTTCAAGTGTTGGTGATAATATGCATGAACTGTCTCACGGTAACAATAATAATATTAACAGCGTCAGCAATCATAACACTAACGAATTAATAGAATCACAAAATGAAACAATTAAGCTAAAGCATGAAAATGAAATAATGAGGCTGAAGCATGAAAATGAAATAATGAAACTAAAAAATGAAAATGAAACAAAAGAACCAAAGAATGAAAATGAAATAACAAGATTGCAGCATGTGATAGCATTGGCAAAAAAAGACAATGATATTAATATGTTAAAAAGAGATAATGATATTAATATGTTAAAGAAAGATAATGAAATCAATATGTTAAAAAATAAAACAAATCCGCCTCAAAAAAAACAAAGGAGCACATAGTTAATTATCATGTGTTTATTTTATTTCTTCTAATAAATTGATTAATTTACTATCATCTATTAGACAATTATAATATTATACACATGACGACGCATGGTAGAGAAAATACGGAGCATATAAAAAATAAAGAATATAACAACTTATTCAAGAGATATAAAAAGAGCGTTCAAATGTTCGTTAAATTAAAGCATCTCGATAAAAAAATAAACAAAACAGTAACGTATATATATCAAATTTGAACGACAAATTTATTCACATATATAAAAACAAAGAATGGTCAATAGAGAATGAACAAGAAGTGCTTGACGAAATATGTGAAACTAATTCGATGTTTCTAATAGATAAATTCCATGACATGACAGAAAAAGATGAACTGAACGAGAAATCAAAAAGATTTGATATTTTTATAGAAATAATGGATGATGATGATAATTATGGTGAACGAATTGAAACTGCCAAAAAACAATTTTAAGAATGAAATAAAAAATGACATTAAAAGGGATTTATATAACGGAAGGCATATAGTGGCACCTAAATAATAAAATTTTAAAAAGTAATCTATTCAAATATTCATTTGAATGGAACTGTTATAGATCTATAATCAACGCGTTTATTCTACGAATAAATGCGGGCAAGCTTTTTTAAAGCTAGTTATGCTGAAGCATTGAACCGCACTGAAAGTGCATGTAAAATAAATAATTTGCTGCGATAACATTGATTATATGGGTGGTTGTTTATTTTATGGTATATTCGTATTGTATACGAATATAGTTTTTAAGTGATTTTTAGTAAAACGTAAATATTATTTCATGGCTTAATTTTTGCGAGTAAATTTATTTTTAATATATCATCATTGTCGTCATATGTTAAATATTTGTTGGCAGTATCAAAATATTGATTTTTATTGACAATGGAAAATTAAGTTTAATTATATTGTGAGCTAAAAAATTGAAATTACAAATGCTTGAATAAACCTATTATGGTTACCATATATAAATAATAACTATCTCAATATCTACTCAAGTGAATAACAATATGATGGCATCACTTGATGAGAATACTAATAAAAAATCATCTTTTCTGGAAAGAAAAAAATGTTTGCTTGCGACTCTAAATATCATAAAATCACCAAAAGATGATAAGTTGGAATCTTATGTTAACATGTATGACAAAGCCAGATCTTTATATGATGAAATTATTGATAAAGATGAAGAATTAATACATGATATTGAAATCGCAAAAACATTTGTAGAGCTATGTCACGAAATATATTATGAATTGCCTAAAGTAATGCAAAATAATAATGATATCAGTTTTGCAGCAGCATGGTAACTTAAAAATATTCTAATTTACCAAAACAATTTGTAACAGATTTTTTTAATACTACACAAGATAGCAATGATGTCCAATCATAATATTCAAGAATATATCAAAAAAATCATAGTTTGTTAATGGGAAAATAAATTCTCTAAATAATCTTCAACCAAAATTATTTTATTATCTTTCTCTGAAAAAAATAATAAAAATAAAACATTTGTTTATCATACCACAATATTGATCTTACATTCTTAGAGAAGAATAAATGTAAACAGGTTAAATTAATGGTACGGGTGATACATGTCCTGATCCTCATTGTTTACGTATATCAATAGTAATTTTAGCAGCATATAATGCACCAAATCCTCATGTGACACCCAAATATATTGCACAAATATTTTTAATAACTATAAGTTTATTCATTGATATATTATGCTGTACGGTTTTTAAATAGTTTGTGCATTAATATATTTTTTTAGGCTATCATTTATGCTGTTGTGTAATAAAACACTTCTACAGCATAACATGTGAAAGTATTTCATATTAAAAAAAGTAACCATATAAAAAAATTAAATTAAGCAAAATACACATATCTTACAACTTTTCTTAATAAAGGACGTGTTTTAAACACGTCCTTTATTATATATTGTTAATATAGTATGGAAAATATATATAATTCTCTTGACAAAAATTATGTGACATTTGAAAATAAAATAATTAAAACGATAATTGACGATGATACCGTCGTGTGGTTTAATGCTAATGATACAGCTGATGCGATAGGTTATAAAAGACCACGGGACACAATAAATAAAATGGTTGATAGAGATGAAAAAAAATTTATAGTCGACATAAAAACAAAAATAAAAATGCACCCACAAACCATATATTTGAGCGAATCTGGATTGTATAATTTAATATTGCAATCGAAATTACCCAAAGCAAAAAAATTTAAAAAATGGGTCACATACGATGTGTTACCGTCAATCAGAAAATATGGCAGCTATAAATTAAAAACTAAATATGAAACTGAATTAAATGGTGTGCTTAACGATCTCAAATTTTTAAAAAAAGAAAATGAAGTCTTAAAAAATGATATGAAAAAAGAATGTTTTCCTGATGGTGGTATTGTTTATGTTATTGATTATAGTGACGATGAACATGATATTTATAGAATTGGAATGACAAATTGCATGAACAAGCGAAAATCATTATATGATACTCATTCTTTACATAAAAAAAAAGTTATACATATGGTTGAATCAGATTGTCCATTAAGATTAGAAACATGTATACGCTCGATGTTATATGATAAACGATATAAAAATAACAAAGATTATTTTATTTGCAGTTTGCAAACGATAAAACGCGCATTTACAACTTGTCTAAAAAGTATCGAATGTATGAATCAAAAAGGTGGTGGCACAAATGGTTCTCTTAACGACAAAATTCAAAATAAAATATCGTTATTGGAAAAAAAACGGAAAACGTTGAGAGAAAAAATAAAAGGCGCCAAAAAATATATGGATACAGTTGATAAAAATATTAATTACAATAAATAAAACTAAAAGATGAGATAATAATATTAAATAAACGTTGTTCGACAAAAAAATTAACAATAATTCCAAAAAAGAAATTGTAAATAATGATAATACCAACAACGGCACAATAAATAACTCAAATGTAACGAATAATGTGATAAATAATAATATCATACACATGACGACACACGGTAGAGAAAATACGGATCATATAACCATTAAAGAATACAACAACTTATTTAAGAGATATAAAAAGAGCGTTCAAATGTTCGTTAAATTGAAGCATCTCGACAAAAACAACAAACATAACAGCAATGTGTATATATCAAATCTGCACGATAAATTTATTCACGTACACAAAAACAAAGAATGGTTAATAGAGAATGAACAAGAAGTACTTGACAAAATATGTGAAACCAATTCAATGTTTCTGATAGATAAATTCTGCGATATGGCAGAAAAAGATGAACTGAGTGAGACATCAAAAATATTTGATAGTTTTATATAAATAATGGATGACTGTTAAAGTGATGACAATGATTATGGTGAACGAATTGAAACTGCAGAAAAACCAATTTTAAGAACGAAATAAAAAATGACATGAAGAGGGATTTATATAATGGGAGGCATATGGTAGCACCCAAATAATAAAATTGAAAAAAAAAACGCTAATCATGTAATATGGTAACATAAAAATAATAAATATATACAGAACATAATGGCAGGACACATCAACGAAAATGGTTTTGGTCAGGCTGCATTTGGCGGATTTGGTCAGGCTGCATTTGGAGGATTTGGTCAGGCTGCATTTGGCGGATTTGGTCAGGCTGCATTTGGTCAGGCTGCATTTGGCGGATTTAATTTTAATAAAGTAGACAAATTTAGTCATGATTATAATGTGTCTAAAATGAAATTATTTTTTAACGAAAACGTCACCGGACATGTAATATGGAAATATGAAGATTTACTTGAATGGATAAATAAAGGATGTGATGAAAATGTCGCAAAAACTGTGTTTGAATTTGATTGCTGTTTTAATGAAGAATTAATTAGTTTACCACCAGAAATATGTCAACTAATTAATTTAGAGTCAATCATATGTTGCTGTAACAATAAATTATGTAATATGCCTGCAGAAATTTATAAGCTAATAAAATTAAAATCATTGTTGTGTTATAATAATGCATCAACAATTTTGTCGCCAGATATTGGTAAACTAATTAATTTGCAAATATTTGATTGTTCTTGCAATGAATTAATTGAAATACCATCTTCTATCGGTCAATTAATTAAATTACAAAAATTTAATTGTTCTTATAATAAATTAATTGAAATACCATCTTCAATTGGTCAATTAATTGAATTACAAAAATTTAATTGTTCTTGCAATGAATTAATTGAAATACCATCTTCAATTGGTCAATTAATTAATTTGCAAGATTTTAAATGCGGTCACAATAATTTCATAAATTTACCATCAGAAATTAGTAAGCTGATTAATTTAAAACATTTGGATTGTGGAACGAGAGAGTTGACAACTTTCCCACAAAATTTATGCAAATTAATAAACTTAAAAACGCTTTGCATTAATTATTCTAAAATAAAAGTTTTGCCAACAGACATAGGAAAATTAATTAACTTAGAAATATTTGATTGTGATAACAACATGATAATAAAATTACCACCAAATATTGGTCAATTAATTAACTTAATATCATTAAATTGTCAAAATAATAGGTTAACATATTTGCCAAACGAAATAAATAAGTTGACTAATTTGGAAAAGTTTAACTGCGGACATAATCGATTGGCGGAATTACAAAAAGAAATTGGTGAATTAACTAATTTGGTAGAATTTGACTGCTCTCACAATGAATTATCCAGTTTACCCCCAGAAATCAGTCAACTAATAAATTTAAGACGTTTTGAGCATAGCAATAACGAAATAGAATACATTCCACCAAGTGTGCGACGATTAATAAACAGATTAATAAATCTATACCAAACGAGTCAAGGAATTTATGGAGATAGCCAATCCGTTCATGACCATAACATTCAAGAATGCATAAGAGAAAGTATGAACTATGTTATGTCACAAAAACCGGATATTGATGACGATCATCTAATCGAATTTATAACAACAAATGAAATTTTAAGTAATAAATCTAAACAATTATTATTTGAATTTATGGAAAATAAAGAAATACATGCTATAATAAAAACTACGTTTAGCGAATTGTTATTAAATGTAATTTCATTAGTAATAAAAAATGATTATAAAGACGAAATATTAAATGTATTAAATGTTGAACTTGGAGATGCAGAATGCAAATGTTTCACCGGAATAATGAGTCGTCTTGTAAATTGCTTAAATGGATTTGATCCAAACGTGCAAATAAAAATAGCAGACAATGAACAAATTGCTAATGTAATTTTACAGATGAGGAATATGTATGGTGACGATATTGAAACTATAAAAGAAAAAGTAAATGAACAACTAAAAGAGTTAGGATATGAACAAAATATTATTGATACCTGGATTGAACATTTATAGCAACATTATTTTATTAAATATTTAAATGTATGTATAGAGACTTTAAATATTTTTAATTGATTAAATGCAATAATTTGATGCAATAATTTTACAAATAAATAAAAAAGTAATCTATTCAAATATTCATTTGAATGGAACTATTATGGATCGATAATTAACGCGTTTATTCTGCGAATAAATGCGGGCAAGCTTTTTTAAAGCTAGTTATGCTAAAGCATTGAACCGCACTGAAAGTGCATGTAAAATAAATAATTTGTTGCGATAACATTAATTGTTATCCGCAATAATAAACTTTGTTTATTTAGTCACGACTTTGTCGTCGATAAAATAACAAAAATCATGTAAAAATGAGATAAATTACAGTTCGTTATTGGCAAAATAACTTCTCTATATAGTTTTAAATCATATATAATGTCTCTCTCTCTGTGTCAAAATATGTAATATTATAAAAAAGTATATAATGTAGCACAATAATTATAAATACAAATATATCCATAAAATACTATAAATTTAAAAATATAAAAGCAATATGGTGGATATTAAAATTGTTAGAAAATGTAATTTAATTTTTTTTTTGTTCATTTTTTGTTCATTTTTTGTTGAAAAATGTAATTGTGTTTAAAAAATGCATAAAAAAACAATTATTATATATAATAATGGGAACTTATAAATGTAATTTATGTAACAAATGTTTTACGTCGAAAAGAAATTTAATTCAGCATCAAAATAAAAAATTTAAATGCAATAGAATAAATGACAAAGACGTAACAGTTCAATACGCAGAAAAAAACGTTGCATCAACTTTTATGTGTAACGTTTGTAATAAACAATTTAAAACCATACGAGATTTGGAACGACACACAAATAGAATAAATAAATGCAAAAATATAGCTGTCAACGATAATGTTGACAATGACATAATGAACAAATTGTTAAACAAAATAAATAAACTAGAACAAAAAATAACGACACTTGAACAAAATAATTCAACGACAAACGTTATGAATAATACCATAAATAACACAACAAATAACACTATAAATATCACGTTACAACATGGAAAAGAAAATACAGATTATATAACAAATGAGCAATATAATTATGTATTTAAGAAACGACAAAAATCGGTGCCCTATTATATTAAAATGAAACATTTTGATAAAAACAATAAACAAAACAACAATGTGTATATATCTAATTTAAGAGATGCGTATGCAAATGTATATGACGGCGAAAAATGGACGATTGATAATAAGAATTTCGTAATTGATACATTATATCTTGACAACGTTGAAATTTTAATGGAAAAGTTTGAAGATATGAAAGAAAAAGAAGAACTCACTGATAAATCAATTGAAAATTTTGATGAGTTTATAGAATTGCGAGAAGACGAGAAGACAATGGGTGACGTAAAAAACGATATTAAAAAAGTGTTATATAACGATAGACATATTGTGATAAGTAAATAATAAAATTAAAAAGTAATCTATTCAAATATTCATTTGAATGGAACTATCGAAGAACCTATAATCAACGCGTTTATTCTACGAATAAATGCGGGCAAGCTTTTTTAAAGCTAGTTATGCTGAAGCATTGAACCGCACTGAAAGTGCATGTAAAATAAATAATTTGTTGCGATAACATTAATTGTTATCTGGTTGATTGTTTATTTTACACACACTTAGGTGTTAGTCCCGCTTAGTCCGTAGGACTAAGCGATGATGGTATATACGTATTGTATGTATACAATGTAGTCTTTAAGTGATTTTATATTGTTCTGCATATTCCAAAATGATTACATTTGTTGTACGTATAAAAGTAATGCATGTAACCACCAAAAAGACACAAAGCGCATAATCATCTGATGAATCAGAAGATGAACAAATTATTAAACCTAAACCCCCCAAAAAACAAAATATAGACCAAAATAACATAAACGCATTATTTTATTCATAAAAAAGTTGTATGTTTTATATATGCAAACATTCAATACACTCATTTTAACCATTTAAATTTTCTCATTCCATCAATAATTTCAGGATTATCATCGACAGAAAAACAATCAACGGTAGCATTTATTAAATAATCATCTCTCACAATATAAAGTAATTTTGTATTTGGGTCCCAATCACTGCGATAATTATCTTCATTTCCATTTAAAGAACGCATGTGTGGATTATGTCTGTCATAATACGAAACTGCATCGTCCATTGTTTTAAATTTTCCCTTCATATAGCCAATATGTTTAAATTTTCCACCTTGTGCTAACCAACCGTCACATCCTTCCTTTTCTGTTATAAATTCTAAAACTTCAAGAACATATTTAGCTTTTGCCATTTTTTATAATGTATATTTATCTTTATGTATTTTGATGTCATAATTTTATAAGGTGTTATTTTAGTTATGTTTTGTACGTAAAACAGCGCATTGATGATTTACATTAGTGTGTACACAATGCAATATTTGAGTTATTTATATATTATTAATACAGCATGAAAAATATATATGCTTCTCTTGACGAAAATTACGTGACATTTGAAAATAAAATAATTAAAACGATAATTGATCATGATGGCGAAACGATTGATTCATGGATGGAACATTTAGAGTAACATTATTTAAGTTATTTTACAACAATAAACTTTGTTTATTTAGTCCCGACTTCGTCGTTGATATATGGGTGTTATTCTATTATTTAATAGAATGATAACAGTTAACGAGTGTTGCACGCTACGAACGTTTAAATATTAATGAATAAAAAATGAATTTTGCATGATATAACGCATTATAATCTAAAATAAACCACAACATAAAAGATGCCTTTAAAAACATGTAAATTATCTGCATTATTAAGACGTGTAACATGGAATAAACTTATAGGTGAAGAAATAATAGAAACATCGTGTTTTTGTTGCTATGTCAACATCATAACGCGTTCAAATTTTCATTATGGTCATGTTTCTGAAAAATACGGTGGCAAACAAACCATGGAAAACATGAATGGTCTAAAACTAATATGTCAAATGTGTGATTCAGCCATTAATAAATGCGTAACAACAAATGAAAATATTATGAAATTATGGAAACGCTAAAAAATATTGACACAAACATGGATAGATATTTAGAAATCACAATATATGTCATACAAAATAATTAAAATTAATAACGATGAATTTAATGGCATACCAGTACTAGATGCAATATTTTTATAAAAACTTGCGCTAATACCTACAAGAACAAATAATGGTGCATCTGGATGTTCATGTAGTAACATAATTATGTTGATAAAAAATTAGAATCAAATGACATTAAATAAAAAGTTTATCATAAAAAAATTATTTCTCGTGAACTCTTTATACAATATCATGTTCCTCTCTCTCTATAATAGCGCAAAAAATAGTGACAAATAAAAGTGAATGACACGGTAACATAAAAAATAGCAAAATCAATAATTCCCCAAAAAAAAACCAAAAGTAATAACGTACATAAATATTATACATATAAATCCCCAAAAAACGCAAAAAATCGCAAAAAAATCGCAAAAAAATATGCGTATATAGTATAATGAATAGCAAACATAATATATGTATGACATGCAATAAAACTTTTAAATCAAAATACGATTTAAATCGTCACAATAATAAAAAATATAAATGTACATATGATGATGCACAATTAAAAAATATAACGGACAAAAATATATATATTGAAATAATTAAACAAAAAAACACACTATTAACACAAATGGAAAATGAAATAAAATTAATAAAAAATGAAATAAAATTAAAGGACGAAATAATTAAATTAAATAGGTGTAACACAAATATTGAAAATACAACAAACACAAATAAAGGAACAATAAATAATACGACGAATAACAATATAAACATAACATTACCATTTGGAAAGGAAGTAGATAAAATAACAGATGCTGAGTATAATGATGTATTTAAAAGATGTTATGCATGTATTGCGTACTATGTACGTCTAAAACATTTTAGTAACGACAACCCAGAAAATCACAATGTATTTATATCAAATATGCGTGATCAGTACATACAAATATTTGAAAATGATGCGTGGAAAATAGACGACAAAGAATATACATTGCAACAATTATATGACGTCAACATTGAAATTCTTAAAAATAAATTTAATGACATGAAACAAAATGATACACTGACTGACATATCAATTCAAAAGTTTGATAAATTTATAGACGCTGTTGAATATGATAATGAAAATATGGATAATGCAAAAAAGGCGATGCAAGATGAAATTATAAATAACATAAAAAATGATCTTAAAAAAGTTTTGTACAATGGACGTAGTGTCGTAAAAAAATCAAAAAATAACAAGCATATGACCAAAACCAAATCATAAAAAATTATTTACTTAAATATTTATCTGAACAGGAACAATTGAGAACCAATGAATGAATGATACGTTTATTCTACGAACAAATTCTGATAAGTTTTAAAAAAGCCAGTAATACTGGAGCATTGAACCGCACTAAAAGTGTACATAAAATAAACATACTAAAGTAAAAATCAATTAATTAAACTTAAATATAGTACAGAATACATTTAATTTGTGAAAAAAAATTGAAAATGTGCATATTTTGTAAGGCTCAATTATGTTCAACAAATATTAACATCATTAACAACATACACGCGAACGAACACAATGAGCTACTCCAAACTGATTGAGAATAAATTGATTAACGGAGAGAATCACAAGTGTGTCATTCTAAGAGCCGACAAAAATAATGAAGGTCGAGCAACTTTTACGCGCAACGATTCTGAACATCAAAAAGGAACATTGAATTTTAGTATTGGCGATCAACAATACCAGATCGACATCGTCATTACACATACAGCCGGACCAATCGCTGGACCACGCATAAAAATGTTCGTCTCAGTCAGCAAAACGGTCTACATTTTCATGGACACTCCACCAAAATCTTCAAAACAAATTAGTTTCGATACCCACAAGAGAGTATTACTTTATCAAGAGAGACCATAACCCACACACAAACTTTATAGTATCGTTCATTAAAATAATTATGTCACTTGTTGCAATTATTTTATTATTTTTATCTAGAAAATGAAACACTTTTTAGATAACATATTTGTTGTTTGTGTGAATAAAATATTGAACATTTAATTAGCACACACAATGTAATTAATTAATAGTAAAACAAATCAATGACGAAATTAAAAAAAATATATCATGAATGAATATATGCAAACCATCAAAAAAAGACAGAGATATTGGTTATCATTATATAAATCGTTAGCGAAAATAGACAAAGTGCATAACATAATTGGATTGGAAGTTCATAAACGATTTAAAGATGGTAATGATAACATATGGCACTAAACATAAAGCGTTTCATAATAATGTTGAGTAACGTTGCATATTTTACAGCCAATAGATATAAGTTTGACGTTATTAACCTTACTATATCATGATTTTTATTTATATTACCATATGCGGTACTAAATGATAGTTAATCCATTCAAATGTTCATCTGAATGGATCAGAAAAGTCCAATGATAAAATAAATATTTTATGACAATAATAATCATAAATGTTAACGTTTATCCTTGCACGATAAGGTTGTTGATATAATAACGTCAGTTCACATACAATACAACCATAATGACGCACATAATTGGTAAAAAAAGATGAACTGAATAAGAGTTTTGATAGTTTTATAGAAATAATAGATGATGGTGAAAGTAACAGTAATAATAATTATGGTGAACTAATTGAAACCGTTGAAAAAACAATTTTAAGAAAGAAATAAAAAATGACATCAAGAGGGATTTATATAATGGGAGGCATATGTTAGCACCAAATAAAAAAATTTTAAAAAGTAATCTATTCAAATATTCATTTGAATGGACTTTTATGGTATATACGTATTGTATGTATACAATGCAGTCTTTAAGTGATTTTTTAGCTGGAGCGTCATTCTATTGTTTTTTAAAGTGACAAGCATATGAACAAAAATATTAAAATTAAATATCACGCACATAAAATATAACTTATATAACAAAAGCGATAACAGCACATGGAATACCAAACAAAAGAATTAGAATATGAAAAATACATTTATGATCATCTCAGTAATGAAGAAGGTCAAATATGGAGATAGAGTGACATACCAGAAGAACATTTATTTAAGTCAGGTTTGGCACATGAATTAAACAAACATCGACTTCAAAAAAAAAGATTTGGCAAATGATGGATATAAAAACACGCTAGCATATGTTGGCATTGATATTCTTTTGTATAATGATGACAAATATGTGCTGATTCATTGTAAACATGGTCATAAAAAAGTGTTGACAGTAAATGACTTGGCAGGATTTTTTGCTATAATGATTTTTCATGAAACTACAGAAGGAAGAGCTTATTATGCGAATAAATTATCAACAAAATTAAAAGAAGGTGAAATGTATATGCCTGAAAGAATAAAATATATTAAAATGTAGCTAAACATGTAAATCCACATAATGAAATGCAATGTAAAAAATATTGAATTATTTTATTTAAATAGTATGTTATTATGACATTAACATAACATAATAACAGCGTATGGAAAACCAAATAAAAGGATTAGCATATGATGAATTTATATGCAAACATCTTAATAATGAAGGACAAACATGGATGTGGGATAAGATACCGGAAAAGCATTTAATTGCTTCAAATTTAATTCACGATTTAAATAAGCATAGACTCGAAAGAAAAAAATACGTAAAAAATTCAGATGAATATAAAAATCCATTACGTGACACGGGAATTGATCTTCTTTTAATAATTAATGGCGAATATATATTTGTTCAATGTAAAAACGGATACAAAAATGGATTAACGTTTGAGCACCTGTCTGGATTCAATATAATGATTGCGAACCATGAAACAAAATATGGACGGGTTTATTACACAAATAAGTTATCAACAAATGTCAAAGAAGTCATAATATCAAAAAGAATAACATATATCAAAAAAACAATGCCAGAACTAGAAGATGAAAATCAAATTATTGTCAAACAAAAAATAAAATATGAATTGAAATATTTTCAAAAAGTCGCTCACAATAAAATGGTAAAACATTTTAAGAAAAATAATCGTGGCATACTATCATCACCGTGTGGAACCGGCAAAACGCTAATGTCATGTTTTTTTGCGCATACATTTGACAGCGTCATATTATTGTCACCATTAAAGCAATACGCGGAGCAAAATGCGGACAGATATAAAGAATATTTTGATGATTTTTGTCATTTAATTATTGATTCAGATGGCACGCGAGACATTGATGAAATTAAAGAGTTCATTAACAAAAATAAAAATAAAAAAATGTTATTTAGTTGTACATTTAAATCGGTTGATATCGTAAATGAATTCATAAATGATTTGGACAATAATATTGTTGTAATTGACGAGTTTCATAATTTGAGCAGAAATAATGTCATTGACGAGGACGATGAAATGAATAAATTATTAGTTTCTGACCATGATATTCTATTTATGTCAGCAACACCGCGAATTTACGATTTAGAGAATACTGATGAAGATGGAGAACATAACGAAATATTTGGTGACATTGTTTATAAAATGGATTTTGGGACAGCAATTGAAAAAGGATATATATGTGACTATAAAATATATCTGCCATGTGTATCTGAAAAGAAACAAAAATTCATAAACAAAATTCAAAAAGAGGTCGAGATAAGTATGTTTGATAATGACATGAAAGCCAAATGTATGTATTTTTATAAATGTATGTTACATAACGGAACACGTAGATGCATCATCTATTTGAGAGACATCAATGAAATGATTAATTTTAAAAAATGTTTGCAGACATTTGATGAGTATTATGCAACGAATTTGTTGATATACACAATTTCAAGTAACGATGTTCATTCTGATAATTTGGATGAGCCAAAAAAGAACAGCCGTGAATGGAAACTAAAAATGTTTCAGAAAACGAAACGAATGACGGCAATATTATCTGTTAAAATATTGGACGAATGTGTTGACATCAAAGAGTGTGACAGCATATTTATAACATACGCGACGAAAGCCAAAAGACGGACTATACAAAGAATGTGTCGATGTATGCGCAAAGATAACAAAAATGTGCACAAAATTGGGAATGTGTTTATGTGGTGTGACGAATATGAAGAAATATTGGAAACATTGGGTGGTCTAAAAGAATATGACTGTTTATTTAAGGATAAAATTAAATTAATTGAGTCGGGATATGACACAAAACAAAATAAAAATGATGAGTTAGTAAAAAAAGATATTTCGGTGATAGATAATTATTTAGTAAACATTAAGGAATATAAGCGGAAGTCATGGGATGAATGGTTCAAAAGTGCAGCAGAATATATTGACATGCATAAAAAAAAACCTACGAAAAGTAATGAAAAACGACTAAACAAATGGATAAGCAGTCAAATGTCACATTATAATAAAAAAATACATTTAATGGCAAATGCGACAATATACAAAAAATGGACAAAATTTATTAATGAACGTAGTGAATATTTTGATAATAATGAAACAACATGGATAAATAATTTAAATTTTGTGAAAAAATACATTGATAAATATAAAAAAAAACCGTCAAGAACGCACAATAAAAATAATACCGTTCGCAAATATGGATTATGGATTGGGACTCAACAATGCAGGCACAAAAATAAACAAAGAATAATGAAAAATTTCAATATTTATAATATGTGGACACAATTTGTTAACGAATATGCTGAATATTTTATTGACAAAGAAAAAGAATGGTTTAATAGCCTCGAAAAAACAAAAAAATATATTGACAAAAATAAAAAATCACCATCAACAGTTGATAAAAATGTTAATGTACGCCAGTTGGGAACATGGATTAACACACAACAAATAACTCGCGCAAAAAAACAACATATTATGAAAAATAATGATATATCGCACATATGGGATAATTTTGTTAGCGAACATAAACAATATTTTTTATCGAAAGAAGAAAGGTGGATGGGAAATTTAGAAAAAATAAAATCATACATCGATGAAAATAAAAAAATACCATCAACATATTGTAAAAATAAGGAAACGCGTAAATTGGGAAGATGGTTTGTCGCGCAACAAACATATAATCACAAAAAAACCGATAACAAAGAATGCAAAACACGAATATTTCACATGTTTCAAAAATGGAATGAATTTATTGATGAATATAAAATACATCGTCGTCGAAAAGATAAAATTAAAAAACTTGATGCACAGGATACAACAAAATTTTAAAATAAACTTTTAAACGACAACTTAAATACTGAATCATCCGACGAATCAGAAAATGAACAAATAATTGTCAAAGCAAAAAAGAAAAAAATAATAAATAACGCAAACGTATTAATTTAATTTATTGATAAAAATTGAAATAAAAACATGACATTAAATTACTTAAATATTAAATGTAATAATTAAGTAATATACGCATGAGTTTTAACAGTGAAGAATGTTTTGTTGACAATAAAAAATATAACATTGATGAGTTTATAAATAACGAAAAACTCACAAAAAAGTAAAAAAAGGAGAACGCACAAATAATCATAAAATTAAAAGATAAGGAGAACGAAATTATGATGCTGCAAAAAGATGTCACAATGGAACAAAAGAATGTTGAGGCTGAAAAACAAAATACAATGTTAGCAGAAAAAGAAAAAATTAAAAACATTTGACACTGTTAATTTATGACATAAAGTCTCACGCGATTTACTAAAAATTAAATTTAAACATATGAAACCTATAATATTATTATGTTAGTGTGACTAAATAACAAATCAATTATGTATTTGTTAGTTGAGATGATAAAATTTTAATGATCGATTCAAATATTCATTTGAATGGATGTGTGAAATCCAATGATAAAATAAATAATTTGTTTTAGCTTATTATTTATTTTATGGTTCATTGTATTATATGTTAGGTTATAATCTTTAAGTTATTTTATATGAGAGTATCATTCTATGAATTTGTAGAATGGTAACATATAATGAATATGCAAAAATGGTGCACGCGTCGAACGATCGTTTGTTTTATAGAATAAAGTTAATAAATATAATGGTTAATCTACAACTTTTTATAAAAATTTGAAAATATGACACTAATAATCATAAAATTGTCAATATCATAAATAACAAAAGAATGAATAATACTGAATATGTTTATGTATTATCTAATCGTTCCCTTAAAACAAATTTATTGAAAATTGGATACACAAAAATTAACCCATATGTTCGAGCGTATCAATTATCTAAATCAACGGGAGTTCCATTTTCGTACGATGTTGAATATGTCATTAATGTATGCAACGGAAAAAAACTCGAAACGCAAATTCATGAACACATGCAAAATTATAGATATAACAAAGACAGAGAATTTTTTCAAATTGATAAATTTAAATTAAAGGATATATTTTCATGTGATTTATGTTTATCGTTTAATCATAAATTTAGTAACGATGCTAATTTTAAAGATGAAATTACAAAATTAAAAAATGAAAATATAAAATTAAAAAATGAAAATATAAAATTAAAAAATGAAAATATAAAATTAAAAAGTGAAAAAATGCAAATATCATTATTACAAAACAAAATAAAAGAAAATACACAAAATAATTTATCATTTATTGAACAAATTGGAACATTAAAATGTGATCTCTATAGATATATTGATAAATTTGAAAACGAAAAAAAAGAAAAAAATATGTTAGCGGGTACATTTACAGATAAAATTGAACAAGTTGCAACATTAAAAGAGGACATCAACCGAAATATTAATAAACTTGAGAACGCACAAAAAGAAAATGACATATCAAAAATAGAAATATTAAGATTAAGGATATTGATTTTTTATTCAATTTACACACAATATTATTAAAATAATTGTCCATATGATAGTTATTTAAAAGATTACTAATTAGTTTATTTGTAAAAAATTGAAAATGTGGATTAATTGACAAACCCATAATATTTTACTTTATATTACATAGCCATAACACAACAATCAGTGACTCAAAAAAATGTCTCTCAGACACAAAATTTGGCAAGTTTTATTTGAGATCGATGGAACCCGAAAAACAATCCAATCTTTTGTTCCAAAATTTCATCTGTTCACAGACATGAACTTTTGGCTCAAAGAGAAGAACCAACATGTGTTGTCACGCATGGAACCATGTGATTTCTGCGATTGGTGTGAACAAGATTGGTACACAAGTGAAGGAATTTGTTGGGTCAACATCTACGTGCCACGAATTTGTTTGCGTGATGTCATGAACTCCAGTGAAGAGTGCCAACATGTCGTCATGAAGAAGCTCGAACAGGTCGTCAAAGATTGTGCCAAAAAGACTGAACGAATCCAGACCAATCCGCCATCTGGATCGGACACATACCTGTACAAAACAGATTCCATCGTGGATTTCCTTCGCAAACTTCGCAACGAGATGCGCTTTCAAGAAAATTTTGGACACTTTCTTGTTCATCACGTGGTCCCATTCGAACACACATTGGATGCTTTGGTGGATTGGCTCAACTATCACGAACATGATGAACTTGTGAACGATCGCAAATGCAACATGCATGTTGATGACAATGTTGTGTTCTTTGATGACAAGTGTCCACCCAAGGTACAAGTCATGAAGAACCATGCCCATGGTGGACGTGGAAAGAAAGCTGGTCAAAAGAAATGCGCGGAACTGAACGAAACGCAAAAGCAGAAAAAAGAAGGGATGCTCTCGCGAAAACACCAACAACGAAAACTCAGTGTGCTGAAACGCAACCGCTACATCCAAACCGAATTCTGAGCCAACCAACATGCCTTCAAAAAAGTGTGTGTGACTGATTTAATTTATTAAATTATTCATACATACAATGAAAATCACATTATTTTATTATTAAAAAAAATATCATGATGTTCTATTAATTCCAGAATATACTATCAACTGAAATAGTGAACAAACGATTATCGAAGTAAATCACTTTTTAATCAAACATAAGCAAATAAAAAAAATCTTTGAAAAAGGAACATTTTGATAAGTTTATAGAATTACGAAAAGATGAGAAGACAATGGGTGACGTAAAAAACGATATTAAAAAAGTGTTATATAACGATAGACATATTGTGATAAGTAAATAATAAAATTAAAAAGTAATCTATTCAAATATTCATTTGAATGGAACGATGAAGCCCGATAATAAAATAAATAATTTGTTGCAATAACATTAATTGTTTATTTTATGGTATATTCGTATTGTATACTACAATGTAGTCTTTAAGTTATTTTTAGTTGGATATCATTCTATGATTTTGTAGAATGATAACAGTTGATGATTGTGTTGTACGCAACAAAGTGATGTTACCTAAACGTATAAAGTATAACGTTACGCATATAAGTATAATGTAACGTATATATAAAGAAACATTGCCATTATTGTATTAATGCATTGGTTATATATTTTAAAATGTGATGACGATGTTCATTATATTGGTGAAACGACACGATTATACAAACGATTTAATGAACATATTGATGGCAAAGGTAGAATTAACACGTCTGCATTTCAGCCTGAAAACATAGAAGCGATATATCCGTTGCACAAATTAATAAATTTTGCAGAGTATGATCATAATATTACGAATAAAATTTATAATATATATTTTAACAGATGGCGACATAATTTCATTAACGCGTACTATAATAAAAATAATGTTATAGGCAGCCATATTTATCAAAGAATCTAAAAAATTGAAATAATAATTATTAATAATTTCACACAAAATAATTTCATATTTCGATGTTTTGTATTCACAAGGTTTAAACAAAAATTTAAGAGATCCGAATGCACATAAAAACAACAGAGCAATTAAATTTTTAGAAATACATGATATAAATGATGTTGATGATATCGTTGAGCGATGTTTGACGCTTAATAATATTCGCGATGAAATAATAAGTAGACCTGATTTAAATGTGTTTATATGGCGTTCTGATTGGAACGATATTGAAGGCGTTGGAAAAAATGCATTACATGATAATAATTTTGATAAACACTCGTGGAGTAAATATACAAAACAAAAAATTATTGACAATATTGATTTAAATGATGTCGAAATACAAAAATTAATGAAATTCTTGAAAATTAATTTATGATTTTTCCATTTTCGTTTCTGATTATGATAATTTTATTGTCCATCAATATATTTTCTATACAATTATTGCATGCTCATTGTCTCCCGCCTCTGCATTTGTCATCATTCATGTATGAATATGTATTTTCTTTATAATCATTGTCAGGCAAAGATATTTTTTTACCCACAGTAAATTTATACCATGGTAACCATATATTGCAATTATGACACATAAATAAATCTTCAATCCGATTATTTTTCATATTATTTTCTGCACGAGGTTTTCTTTTCCATTCTTTATTCATATATATATATATATATATATTAATGACATTGTTTTAAGTGAAAAATATATTTAAAAAATGACACAATTAAACATATAATGAAAAGAGATTTGGATTATGAGAAAAATAATGTTGCATATGATGAACAATGCACCGAAGAAGATGGTGGTGGTATAAAATGCAAAAATTTTATTTTGTGTAGCAGCGTATTACCAAAATAGTGGTTTGAATGTAAAAATAATTACTTGTGCACAGAATGTCACATGGAATTTGGGACTTGGGGAAAACATAATGATGGAACAGACTATCATACGGGCAAAGGAACATTAAATGTAAGTGATGATGTTGATTGTCCGGTGTGTTTAGAAACAAAAAAAAGGAATATCATTTCCAAATTGTGAACATATGGTTTGCATTGAATGTTTTAAAACAATGTATGGATATGTTGATGAAGAAACGCATGACGCTGAAAGTGAAGACGACAATGACAGCGAAACTGACGATGATTATGATGGTGAAAGTGAAAATAAACCCAACCTTAAAAAATGTCCTTTATGTCGCAAATAATTAAGTATCATCAAATGGGTTTCCAATAATGTAAAAAGCAAACAACAAGGCGCAAAAATACACAAAATATTACATCGTTAAATATTTTCTATGAAAAATGTGGATTTATAAACCGTTCAATTCAAATTCAATGCATAATAATTTAAAATAATTTTAAAACAAATTTTAATATATTATGTTCAATAACATGCGAAAAAATGGTGCATCCAGTAATAACATGTGACGGACACACATATGAAAAAAAAAGCTATCGAAAAATGGTTTGATGATCACGATACAAGCCCAAATACTGGACTTGCATTGAATAATAAAATATCAGACAGCGCATAAAATTCATAACTAAAAAATTGAAATTATTTATTTATTTGATTGTTTTAAGTCAAACATAAAACAATTACAAAAAAATACTATGAAAAGCGTTGACATCGAAAATAAATCAATAATTAAAGACGCATATTTTGGTAAACTTGGCGATGTAAGTCCGCATTATGATACAACGCTCGAATTTATACACGAATTTATACACAACGAACCAAATAAATGTTTTTTACTGAACGAATTATCAAATTTATATGTCATCATTGCAACAACAAACACAATGGAATATAACGATCACGCCACAAAATGGAATGATATTTTAGATGACAAACAATTTAATATTTTAAAAAAAAATGGCGAATATATAGTTGGTTACATGTGTATAAATAAATTTTATAATAAAAATAAGGATGTTCATTACATTAATTTAATAAATACCCGAGTTAAAAATTATAATTTTGCAAAAATAATGATGAATAAATACACATCTATGCATAATATATCGTACGTTGTGCCCATAGAAATAATTCAATCTTCTTGCGAATACTGGAAAAAAATATTTTTCGACATGTTTGACGTGAAAACATTGGGTGAACTAGAACAATTTATTGATATAATGGAAATAGATAAAAAAATAATAAATTATAAATATTTGCATAATTTATTAGCATGACAAATTTGTTCTATTCGTCAATGCACAATGTGATTTAAATAATCTTGGCGAGAAACAATATTCGAGACAATGTTATGAAAAATATAGTACATATTGCAAATATTTAGAGGAACAAAAACAATTCACCAACAAATTTTATTTATAATATCCGTGTCATAGAACCGTTAATAAAGTTATACAAAGCGACATATTATATTTTTTCGCGTCGTTCTATAATTGCGATACACCTAATAATAACAATTTGTGCAATATGTAGCGAAATTAATTACATCATAGTGAACTATATTTATTGCGCGGTTAAAAAAATTGAAATAATTATTAATAATTTTATTAAATAATGTGCAAATTATATATAAATTACACATTAATCGAACAATTATGCCTATATCGCAACGCATAGATTACAGCAGCCAATATGACATAATTCCAAAAAAATCAAATTCGGATTTATGGAACAGTATGGATGGATATGAAATTCCTTATAATCAAAGAGGCTACGTATGGAATGATAAAAATATTAATCAATTCATAAAGGATATTAGAGAAGCATACACTGGAAAAAAAAAATTCATAACATTTGGAACATTATATTTTTTAAGAGAAAATATAGGCGCATCAAAATCAAGAGTAACAATATGGGACGGACAGCAAAGATTTATATCGTTGTATCTATTATTATCGGCAATATGTAAATTTTCAAAAGAAACACAAAAAGATATGTTAAATGCAGATGTTGATACATCGCCAATTGATAATATTATAGAGGAAATTGATGACTACATATTTAAAAAAAAATATAGCTATTCGCCCACCGAAAAAAAAACGTTTGAAAATGACAAACTAAAGATACCAAAAATAATGTCTGTTAATTCAGAAGATAATGCTTTACTTAAACTTATATTTAACGGAAGGATTCATAATATTCGTAACTGTTACGGCACGTCAAACGACGATGCATATGATGATTACGCGGACGATAAATGTAATGATGATAATATATGTCACGAAAATATTAACAACGATTGCAACGACAACGTTAAAACAAAAAATAACGCACATGGTATGGACGCAAATAATTCGTGTGACCATAAAGATACAATATTTTATTGCAAAGGATGTAAACTAAAATACAAAGATGAAATAAAAATGTTAAAACATGTGCGCCGTGACTGTATGCATAAAAAAATTAAACAATATCGTGATGTTTATGACGTACATGATATAAAAACCGTGCACGACAAAGACATAAAAGAAGAAATGAAAATGGAAATGTTAAATGCGTATGATATGTTTTATGCTCACGTAAAAGACAAATTTTACGACGATGTGTATAATAATAAAAGTGTAGAATTTATTGACTTCATGAAGTATTTTCAGGGCGAAATTCTTCACGATGAATATATATGTAAAGATATAGAATGTGCAACGATAATTTTTGATTTGTTGAATAATCGCGGAAAAAAATTAGAAAACATTGACATAATTCGTAATACCATAATAAGAGAACTTCCTGACAATAAAAAAAAAGAATACTATGAAAAACTTGCAGACATAACTAAAAATAACGAGCTAATTATGTTCACAAAAAATAAAGAATATTATATAAAATTATTATTTGCAGCAACAGCCGAAGAATATAAAATTAATGATAACATGATAAAAACATGCGAAAACATTTTCACTAAAAAAGATGAATTTGAACAAAATTACAACAAAATTGAAAAAACAAGACAAATATTAAAAGACTCCGTAGAACATATCATAAAAAATCCGCACGGACAGATATTAATTTTAGATCCAGTGTTTGATGTATTTCAATATCTGATAACACCCGTATACAAAAAATTTAACGGCATAAATGATTTTGATAAAAAATTTACTGATTTTCTAGAAATTTTAGTATGCTATCAATTACATTCATCATTTGGCATCAGAAGTTTCGCAAATTCTAAAAAGCATTATGTTGATTTCAGCAATGATGTTTTTAACAAAGAAAAAACGCGTGAAAATTTTGACATAATTATAAATAATGTAAAAATTTTAATCACCGACATTTTATTAACAAAAACACAATACACAAATTTTGCAGAAAAATTAAAAGGAAATTTTACAAATAATAAAATTCCAAGAATAATGTTGTTATATTATGAAATAAAAAATAGTCCGAATGGCAAACATCTTAACATGTCTAAATATGATGTCGAACATATAACTCCAAAATCTGACAATTTAATAAAAGAAAGACATAAAATTGGAAATATGACACTGTTAGAAAGTCATAATAGTGATAATCGCCAAAAAGGCAATAGGTCATTACAAAATAAAGATTACAAATTAAAGAGACCAGAATATGAAAAGTCAAATTTAAAAATAACGCAAAAAATAGCAAAAGAATGTGATAAATGGAACGTTGAAGAAATAGAAAAAAGAACTGAAGAAATAAGCGATTTTATTAATAACGCAATCAAAACAACTTTAAACATTGACGAATCAAATGATAAATCAAAAAATAAAATCAAAAAAAATAATTTAGAATGGGACGATGCGTGCGCATTATTATTCAGATTTTGCGACGTTCATAAAAGAACACCGTGCGCAAAAGAACAAATTGATTCATATGACGTCAACAAATGGTTCATCCGTCAACAGACCAAAATTATTGATGATTCGTGTGCCGACTATAAAAAATTATCCGAAAATAAATATGTTAAAAAAAAATTAGATAAATATTTAAAAAACAAACAAAATGGTATTCAAACAACCGAATCAGATGATGATTCAGAAAATGAACATAACACACAAGTTAATAACGAACATAACACACAAGTTAATGACGAACATAACGCACAAGTTGATAACGAACCTAGCGCACAAAATAAAATTAAAGTTAAACCTGATGTACAAGTTGTAGTAAAACCAAAAAAGAAAAAAAAAATTGTTGAAGACTATAATGACTTTAATGACAAACATAATGCACAAATTATATCTAAACCTAAAAAGAAAGTAATTATGGAACAAACAAATGATTCTGATGATGAACAAGTCATGACTAAACTTAAAAAGAAAAAGAAAAAAAAGGTAATTACAGAAGAACAAAATAATTAATTTATATAGCACCCGAATCGATGCACATATAATAAATAACAATAAACATATATTATGTAAATAATGAAGTCAACTAATAAATAAATAACTTACATTTAATTAATTCACAAATAAAAAATTTAAAAAACTCTTTGAAAAAACGTAAAAACGGTCTGTTTTTCAAAAATCAAATATCATTAAAACATAACATTGTATCAGTTAAATGATATAATTATGACATATTATTATGGTTTATGAGCGAAAATTGAAAAATTCAAAAAAAAGAATAAAAATAAATCATGTCAAAACAACTATAAACATTGAAGGAATCATTAAATAGCATCATATAATTTCAATGAATGGACATAATTAGACCCGTCCCAAACTGTACGTATAATGAAGTTTAATGATAAAAGTCGTAACGTTCAATAAATAACAATATTAATGACACAAATTAATTTATAAAATAACAAAAATCACGTAAAAATCAGAAAAATCGCGGTTCGTTAACGGAAAAATAAATTCTCTAGATAGTCTTTGGATAAAATTATTCTACTCTCTCTTTGAAAAAAGTAACAAAAAATAAAATGTTGTAAATATAAAAGTAATAAGGTGATATAATTAAAATAATAAAAAACTAAAATCACAAAAAATCACAAAAAATCACAAAAAAAAACATAAAAGTAATAAGGTGCGATATGATATTTTCAAAATACGACGAAAAAACAAAAAAATCACAATTTCAGAATAAACACACATAAAATATTATGGCGTTCATGTATATAACAATGTGTCACGATATATATCAACTATAAAGTTAAACGTCAACAAATTAATTTATGAAGATTATCGATTCAAATATTCATTTGAACGGATTAGTTGAAATCCAATAACAAAATAGATAATTGATGGCAATAATATTTCTTGACACATTTGATACTTTTGTGTATATTTGTTACAAAAAATTGAATATCTTTGTGCAAACGCATAAAATAATGTTTTAAACAAATAATAATTTAAATGAACAACAAAGAAATACATGGATATATTGACAGAGTATTTTATCAACAAAAAATACATGCTGACGATACTGAAGATGTAGAAAATGAAGATTGGAATGATTATTACAGAATGATTATTAAAGTAATCGGAAGTAATTTTGAAGAGCACACAATATTTGGAAATTCATATTCAGCTCCAGAAATAAATGACATTGTGAAGTGCATGAATTGTGTAAAAAAACAAAACACAGAATGTGATTACGATACAAATATTATGATAAATATAAGTCTTCCTGAAAATGAAGACACATGTATATCAAAAATACACACAATATTATTGAAATTACAAAAAGATACCAGATTAAACATAACTAAGACTACAATAAAAAAATATGTTCAAAAAATGAAAGATAAATTGTGGAAACAACATGAAATTCCTAAAAATGCTCCAGACAAAAAATTAGATGCTCAATATTTGTTATTGACAAAATTAATAAATGAGCATTTAAAGAAAAAAAACATAGAAAATAATTTTGAATACAAAGTACACATACAATATCATTTTTTTAATTCATATGACATAATTTTAAACAAAAGCCAATTAAATAATATTTATAAGTGTCTTGACAATGTTAATGTGCGAGATTGCGTGCTTGAAAATTGTCATGTTAAAAATATTTTGTATGAATTGGTCAATATTATGAAAAAAAAAGATTTAAATAAAATTTGTACAAAAATGTCATTGACACCTATGGAAATACATCAAATTGACGTGTTATATTGTATACACAACGAATTAAGAAATAAGGGACATACATATGTGCCCATAAAAAATATAATTGGTATGAAAAATTTATCACGTGTCGTTGAAGAACTTGAAAAAAAAAAATTAATTGTCGTCAACAATAACAATTTATCAATAAAACACATATATGAAGAAGAAGAAAAAATATCTCAAATAATGTTGGAACATATGAATCAAAATAAAAATATATTGGATAACGTGAGTGATTTCGTTATCGAAAATAATAATGATTTATCATCGACACAAAAGAAATGTATATATAATGTATTTGAACATAATGTGTCAATAATAACTGGATTTCCAGGCGTCGGTAAATCATATGTGGCAAAACATATTGCACAGATGGCGTCACATAAAGACAATAATCCTAAACTAAAAGTTGCCCTCTTGGGTCCAACTGGTAAAATAGTGTCAAAACTTAAAGATGATATTGACAATGATGCAATTGCGGAAGGTGACACATACACCATACATAGATACATACATAAACATAACACGAAACATCATGAATATAGTGATTTCATTATTCCAGACATAATCATAATTGATGAATCTTCGATGATGTCAAACGAGTTATTGATTGATTTTTTACAGACAATAGATAAACATCAAAGAATTGTATTTATGGGCGACGTTGAACAAATAGGACCAATTGGATATGGTCATCCTTTTAATGAGCTAATAAATTCACAAATTATAAATGTTGTAAATCTAACTGAAATAAAGAGAGGAAAAACCAACACAAATAATGGTGACAAAAAAATTTCAGAACATGTGAAAGATTTCAGAGAAAACAAAAAAAAAATAAATTATGATTTGTTTGACGATAATATTTTTAAGTTTGTTAAATGTAATACGTTAGAACATTGCAAACATGAATTAAATAACAGATTAATAAATGATAAATCTACACATGATAAACAACTTAATGAATCACATAAAAAAAATTTTTTTGATAACACAATTATAATAACGCCCACTCACAGCAACATAAATTTTTTTCAACAACATGTTAAAGAAATAGTAAATAATAATGCAACATATGATAAATTTAATGTGGGCGATTTTGTTATGACAAAAAAAAATGTATATATTAAAAGTGAGGACGATTATATTGAAATTTGTGAAGAAAAAACTGATTGTTCGTTATGCACAAAAAATGGAATCACAGTCGAACACGATGAACACATTTGTATACACGGCAATGTCATTATAAATGACATTTTGTTGAAAAGTGAATATGATATTTTTAATGGAACAGTTGGAAAAATATCAAAATATGAAAATTTTAAATACACAATTACAACACAAAAAAATGACGACATATTAATTGATAAATCTATTATAAATAAATATGTGTCATTATCATACTTAAATACTGTTCATAAATACCAAGGTTCAGAAGCCGACAATGTGTATGTAATAATTACGAGAAATGATATGTATAACGTAAATTGGAATTTAATTTACACCGCAATGAGCAGATCTAAAAATAAATGCACAATTATCGCAGAAAAGGATGTTTATGAAAAAGGAATAAAAAAAACACAAAAAATACATTCAAATATATCGACTATTTTAAACACCACACACGATTCAATGAAAATAGCAATGGACGAAAAAAATAATGTTGTCTTAAATAAAACAGAAAATAATGTGACAAAAGATAAACACGAACCGTACAAAAAAGCCAAAATACCATCTCCAGTAAAGCGTCAAGTGTGGAATAAATATATTGGAATAAAAAAAGGCGAAGCAAAATGTTATTGTTGTAAATTATCTGACATAAATCAAATGAGTTTTCATGCGGGACATGTTATTTCAGAAAAAAATGGTGGTGAAGTGAACGTGAATAATTTAAAGCCAATATGTCAAAACTGCAATTCGAGCATGGGAACCATGAATATGAATGATTTTATTGAAAAATATGGGTTGCATAAAAATATTTGTGATGAACAAATGGATAATGCATCAAATGAACAAACGGATAATGCATCAAATGAACAAACGGATAATGCATCAAATGAACAAAATAACGATGAACATTGTAAACAGACAGAAAATTTATTAAGTGAACAAAATAATGAAACATGTGATAAACAAATAAATAATGTAATATATGATGAACAACTTGACGATAATGTTGGCGCAAAATTATTAACCAAAAAACAACATAAAACGACATCGCACGGGAAAAGCATAATGGATTACACCGAAAATAATAAAGACGATGTAAAAATATCGGCTAAAAAACAACACAAAAGTAAAAATATAATGGATTACTTGAGTTAAATATATTATTTTATTATTAAAAAGTAATAAAATTTAATTACAACAATGCACAAAAATTATGCAAAAATCAAAAAATCATGGTTAGTTAACGGAAAAATAAATACTCTGGATAATCTTCAACTAAAATTATTCCACTCTCTCTAATAAAAAAAATGATGTATTAAAAAAGCAATAAGATAAGTAATAAAATTTAGCTACGCTTACTAACAATGTGAACAGAAATAAAAAGTGATAAGATGGATATATAAATTTTATATAACCACGTAAAAACACACGAAAGCGCGTAATAAAATCATGAATTAAATTGTTGCAAAAAACAAGAAAATAAATGTGCTGAGTCTAAAACGTCAATTAATTGCAATAATACTAATTGTAGCTATGCATTGATATGTCATAATTGTGATGACAAAATAAAATTGAAAAAAAAATAAAAAATAACGTTTGTAATGTATAAAATAAGTATATATATTACACAAATATTTAATTAATTAACCATAACTCACACAAATGTCAGAAGTACCATTAGAAATAAAAAATACAGTTGATAAATTAAATAAACAATTAAATGAACATTATGAAAAAATATTGCACGAACACAAACAAAATATATCAACAAAATTAAATGAGAATAATTATATTAGTGAATATGGAAAAATTACACACATTGAAATGGAACTTAACAAAACAATTTTATTCAACACATTGACGAAGGAAAAAGAAAAGAAAAAAACAGAAAAAGAAAAAGAATACATACAAGGTAAAATTTCTAAGTTGAAATGCAAACCCATGAAATGGTGTCCAAAAAATCAGTTAAAACTACTGCCTTCCGAAGACACCACTATTACTCTTCCAAACATTCAAAATAAATATTTTATTCACATATGTTGCGAAAGGAAATATTTCAAACGCAGAGATAAAAATGATATGTACGTGGATGATCAAGACGATACATATTATGTTATTGATAATTATGGTATTTCACACGAGATTACGCAAAAAAATAATTCTTACCATAATCCTGGTGGTGGTCATTTTTTTAGAGCAAGAAATGTTGGAACATATGACGGTCTTAAAATAAATAAAAAAATCAATAGCGCGCAACCTTTGCCAAATATTTTAGTTGATGTAATAAAATCATTATCATATATTGAATACCAAGGACATGATAATCGTTTTGTTCCCGAACATATTTTATCACTTAGTCATTTTTTAGATAACGTGTGTACATTATCACAACATTATTATGAAAATTTTACAAAATATAGTTCATTGTATGATTCAGGGAAATTAATCGAATATAATGATGCGATAATACAACAAAAAAACCAAAAAGAAATAAATCAACAATTAAACGATACCATAAAAGAAAAAGATGAACATATTAAAATGTTAAAAGATGAAATAAGTAAAACGAGACAAATAATGATTAACGATGTAGAAAAAAAACAATTAAAAACCCAATTATATGATATGCAAACAGAACTCGATGACGTAAAAATACAATCACATGAACAAAAAAAATTACATAATAATACAATTAATATTAATTGTTCATTGAATGACATAATTGAAAAATATTGCAAAAATGTTGATGATTTAATGTTAAAAAATAAAGAACTTGAAAATGTTAATAAAATTTACAGAAATTTATTAACATTGAAACCATAAAAAATGCGTGCGCATGTAATTGTATTAAAAAAATAAATTTACGGATAGAAATAAAAAATTTAAAAACTCTTTGAAAAAACGTAAAAACGGTTTTATTAAAACTAAATTTAATAAAAGCGCGAAAATTAAAAATATTTTTAATTTTTACGGTATGTTTTTCAAAAATCAAATCTCATTAAAACATAACATTGTATCAGTTAAATGATATAATTATGATATATTATTATGGTTTATGAGCGGAAATTGAAAAAATTCAAAAAAAAAGAATAAAAATAAATCATGTCAAAACAACTATAAACATTGAAGGAATCATTAAATAGCATCATATAATTTCAATGAATGGACATAATTAGACCCGTCCTAAACTGCACG